TCGTCCATCAGCTCCTCAAGTACATCTAACTCATTCATGGTCAAGGAAGCCTCCATTCGAGTTTGACGTCATAGCCCTCGGCAAGGGTATGGGAGACTTGAGCGAGACGATGGAGTTCCATTAGATCGTCGCATTGAATCCTAGCCTCATGGCCTTCTTCGGATGTAAGGATGATGGAGTTGGTTCCCATGTCAAAGACAACCTCATGAGGTTTTCCCACGATCCAACTGTTGAGGTGGTTTGATTTGCCATAAAGATCAGGAAGTCAGTGGTGTCCATGAGTCAATCATACCATGGGTCGGGGATGGCGGTCAAGGGCCCTTGTGCCAGTTTGTCAAGTGTCCCTCACAACTTCCCTCCTACTGTCCCTTCATAGACCCGTGCCTGCTCCTCGTCTATCCAACCTTCCTGTAGGCCTTTCAGATAAAACCTAGTAGCGGCAACGCAATTCTCCAGCGTCAGAGATGTGATAAGTGTCCGATCGTCCTTCAGTGCGCAGGAGACATATGTCCCCCAGCGTTGTTTCCTCACCATAAACGCCTCGTCGTAAGGACCGAATGTCTCCGGTGGTTGGTTGGTTTTTGTCATAATCGATGTCGTTCCAGTGCCGGATCACTCCAGCGATGATGAAGATGTTGGTTAGTAGGTAGGTAAGGAAGATTATACTGCGTAGAATTGCAACCCTATCCGACTCCTTGTCGCAAGGAGATGCCTTCTCGCCTAGGGCCAATGCCCAGACTCTCCAGGCAGACTTATGCTTTTGCTTTGACATAGGAGTTAGTTAGTTAGTTAGTTGGTAATTAGTAACTTACTAACCTAACAACTTACGGATTTCTGCGATGGTATTCTTAAACATAGGATTGATAGGAGCATACACATCGAGAAAGTCCAGGCGTTCAAGAATAGCCTTTTTAGTATCGCCAAGTGTCACCACTCGAGGCGTCTGAGTCTGCTCAAGGATATACTCTGCAAGGGCTACCCCAAGGTCGGTTGTAGGAATCGAGATACATTCCTTCGCCCCAGAAATCCCAATACCTTGGTCAATGCACTCAATATATACGCCATTATTGTCTACTTGGACCTCGACTCGAGCAGTGAGATCTTCTCCAGAGTCGGGATTGGCATAGTCTTGGAGAAAGACACGATTGTCAAAGTGAGATACCGAGCCGTAAGTATACTTTTCCATGGTAAGAGTAAAAACATTAGGTTGCGAGATCATGATAATAGGTATTTATACCTAGTGGCACCTAAACTGTGCCAGATAATCGACCATCTCAGAAAGGTAGAGAGGCGTGGAGATACGGAGGATAGGGGTATAGCCGAGGTGGGAGTTGCCAGTCCTCAGCCAATGCCTCATAAGTTCTACGTCTCCACCCAAAACTGTCCAAAGGTGCTGGTATAGGTCGATGAGTAGATAGATGGATTGCTCTGTGTCGTAGGAACAGGACCGCGCGTCAATCTCGAGTATGCCGATTATTGAGTCCCGTGCTTTAATGAGAATCGGGTCCATTTTCTTCTTTCTGAGTCGGAATCAGTGAGGGGCGGCGGAACGCCGAGAACCCTCACTGCCACTTACAGTAGATCGTTGGGAATCTTGGCATCATGCGCGGCAATAAACGCCCTACATGCATTGGCAATCTCAGTTCCCCTCACCACATCGCCTGGGGGTAGGTCCATCTCATCGTAGATGGAGATATACAGATCGGTGAGAGTCTCTAGGTCGAGGACCAGATACGAGGCGAGTGTTTGCGATACCATGAATCTTTGGCGGAAGGGGATAGTGGCGGTAAGGGTCATTGGATACTCTCTAGCTCATCTCATGTGATCTGGGGCGTTCATTACCGCTTCACAGACGGCACGGGCTGCATTAGAAATTGGGGATGTCATCGAGTGGGGAGCCGTAGTTCCTCTCCATATTATACTGGGGGTTGATGCACCCAGAGGGTCGAGTGGACAGTTCTGGAAGTGTCCCACTCCGCTTGTCTTGAGCCATGGCCCATTGGCAGACCTTTTTGGCCAGCTCATCGTGGGAGCGGGGTTGGTCGGGACGGAATGCAAATCTTACTGTCCCGTCGACAATATGCACTCCGCATCGGGGACACGTCTGCCAACTTTGGGAACTTTGGGGGGTATTACTCATTGGATTGTGTTAGTACTATATACCCCCCAGAGATTGTCTTTTCAATGACATACAGACCTTCCCATAATGCAATGGCAACGTCAATAGCTTCTGCGGAGTACTTATCAAGGGTCTTTGTACTGCGGGCCTTGGGGATCTTCGTGAGAAGGAGCTCCTCTAGACGGGAGGAAAGCGACTTGAATTTGTCACTCTCTACCCAGGCCTCATTCACCAGGTACCTCATGCCCATGGGGGCAGGGTTGCGGTAGAAGGAGTATAAAGACTTGGCTTTGACCCTTGTCTGCTCATCGCAAAAACCTTCCTCTCCTTTGGCTTCAATTAACCTGAGGAGGGCAGATCGGACCTTGATGGTATCGAAGTAAGGCTTGGGGGATGAGGATTTTGACATGGGATTAGAAAAAAACAAAGTCATATAATCTTTGAACTAGTTCATATGCTTTGTTAAAAGTTTAAAGCCACCTATACTACTATACTCCACCCATGGGACTTTTCGACGATCCTGGTAAACTTCTTAACACAAACTTTGGCTGGGGACTGGCTCCTTACACAGAAGAAATAGACGATGACGTTCCCCCACCCGATTCTGAACGGCTGGTACTCTTCGTGGACGAGGAAGGAGTGGTGAATATCGACGGGAAAGTGGAGCTTTGGGGCGATAAAGACCCGATCAACGCGGCCTCTACGCCTTCCTTCTCAAAGGATAATTTGTTTGTCGAAGGGCTAAAAAAAGTAATTAACCCGTTCCCTACATATGGCTTACTTGCATACCCTATCACCCAACCAGGATCGGTGGAGGTATTAAGCACCAACTCACCCCTCGGGGCGATTACTAGTGGAGGGAGCGATGTTAGATTCCCTGGAAGCACACCTGAAGGGTTTGTGCCATGCGCAGGACAGGTACTAAAATACTCTGGCGGGGAGACGGTGGTGGTCCCAGATCTTTCCCCTCGTCAAGTAATTGGAGGGTCAGGTGACGGGGCAGGGGTGAGTACACAATACTTTGCTCCTCCTGGTTTCGCTTACCTCATGAAGGTGCCCGATGGATGGAAGGAAATGATACCTGATTTGACAGGGAAAAAGTTATCGGAGTTCGGGACTCCTGGAGGTGGGGGCTACTATAACCTGCCGATATAACCTACGGTTATAACCTGCATTTTCCTGCGTTTTTCGGACACCGCCCTGCCCGTGGTGGATAATTCATAATTTGTAGCCAGCGAGTGGGCACGACAGGGTGGCCCGGCTACCATTCCGATCAAATTGTCACATTTTACCACCCAACTCGACACAACAGATAGGCGGGGACAACTACAGGTTTAAGGATAGATAGGAGGTATTATATTATGCTCACCGCTTGGTTCTCAACACAAGTCCTTCCGGCGATTCTTAGCGCGGCCAGTGGTGCTGTTGCTGGGGCCGTTATTGCCGGATGGGATAAACTCGCAGCTAAATTCCTGCTCTCAAAGCTCGGACCTTCAGTAAAAACAATCTATAACATTGTTGATCCTATCCTTGATGGAAGTCTTCAAGGTTGGAAGGATAGCGACATCGATAAAGCTATCGCTCTCGCAGTGGAAGTTGCCCATGATGGTAAACTTGCTCCAGAGGAGATTAATAAGATTGTACGTTTAGTATCTAAGCAATGGATCCCACAAATTGCGTCTGAAAAGATTGAAAAAGGTCTTATTGGTGATAAGGAAAAAATTCTTGCAGAAAGAATCAGAAGCGCTGTGGATGCTAAATCCATCAACGCCCCTGAAACTTTACTTCTTCTTAAGAAACTCTATATGGACTGATCAAATATCAAAAACCGTTTTCATAAACCAAGTTTTAATCTTCTGCCTCCAAGACATCTTGGGGGCTTCTTTTTTCTCTACGACTTTTTCTTCTACTTGTTGTGGTTGGGGTTTGGGTTCATTTTTAATCTCTTCCAATGCCTGATAGATAGAAGGGAATTGCTTTGCGAAGATGTTGGCAATTGCGTCAGCAACCTCCATGTGTTCTTTCTGTGTGCCATTAGAACACCGAAGATCGATGTAATGCATCCAAGAACGAAGGGTCCCGGTCATGTAGATCCGACTTGGGGAGTTCATTGGGAGAACCTTACGTGCGGATTCCTTTGCAATGCCAACCTCAAGCATGTCATCATAGAGTTCTTGGGACTCGGCAAAGAGCATCTTTACTCGTTGTTCAAATGCCTTAACAAGTTCTGGGTCTAGATCGGCGATAGAGTTTTGGCGGTTCTTAGTGTCTTGGCGACGGAGTTCTGGGATGGGGATATTGCCAAGGTCTTTTACATCGGCGTAACGTTGGGAGAACTCTTGGAAGCTGAAGGAGCGATGGCGGATGATCTGGGCCGCAATATCGCGGGTGGTGTTAATCTCAACGCACATCGAGGCCATCTCAAATGGGCTCCAGTGGCGATGTTTGATGAGATATTTAATCAGTCGGGGAGCAGTGTCATAATTCCCTTGGTTTTTGGGTGCCGATACTCGCGCCATATCGGTGATCAGGTGCTCTGCTTCAGGCGTCACCCACATCAACTTGACCAGATTGGACATAAAAAGAGGGGCAGTGTATTACCCCTCAATTATATCACAGGATCAGTCTTCGATGAACATGACATTGGCTGCAGCGGTATTAATGTTATCTCCTGAAACAAAACCAACAGAGATCGATGCCTGAGGTGGGATCGCAATACGAAGAGATGAGAGATCGATAATCTGAGGAGCAGCGGATGTTACGCTAAATGCAGCAATAGGAGTATTGACCGCTGGGTCAATTGTTGTAGCAGTTGTTGAATACATTGCAGCCGTTTGTTGGCTGAAAGAGTTATAGGTTAACCCGTTGTTAATAATTGCATTGACATATACAAACATTGTGCCGGGGGCAGAAGATGCAATAGTTGCCAACGCGCTGATCTTTTGAACCAATAACTCTCGCGTATTGATCTTGTTGTTGAAGATAACTGGATTTCTTATAGTTAGAAGGTGATAGATAATATCAGTTGTATTCATCCCACCGGATCTATACCCCCTTGCTGCTGTGGGGTAGGTTGTTGGAACAATATCACCTTCAATCGCTCCGAGCATTGAAGATCCAATTACTTCAACTGCGCTACCACCCGAACCGGATGTATTGGCAACTACATATCCTACCTTGAGAGAAGGATTATCGAGGTGTGCAGTTCTATAACGATTGGTGTAGTGAATATGGTGGAAGAATACCATGTTACCATTATTTGGATCCTCAACAGCAAATCTAATCTCCCCCGCCCCAAGCCAACGGAAGTTGATCTGGTATACGTTCAGTTTTGTAGGATCCAAATCGATCTCGGACGGGCCAGTACCATCCAACTTGTCGACATTAAAATCTTCTTGATATGTCCAATCTTCAGTATGAGCAACTCCAGTCTGCAAGGCGCTTCCAGTTGCTACAATACCAGCACCGGAGACAGAAAACGTCCCGGCAAGTGGACCCACGGATGCACTTAAAAAACGAACTGTATTATCTAGTTGCTCTACTACCCAACCAGGAAACGACGCAGAAGCAACTTCTTTTGCGTTCTGAGTTGCAGTGCCTGCGGTTACGTTGGCGGTATACGCTACGCCATTAAGAGTAATTGTGACTGTACCGGGAGCAGTGGCAGGGGTTGTAATTGCAAATGAGTGTATATGCGCCTTACCACCATTCAGTCTTAGGATGCCAAATCTTGTCCCATTATATCCAACTTGAAGTGCCTGTTCTTGTGCAAAAAACCCTGCTCTCTGTGTATATCCAGTGACTCCCGTAGTGAATGCCGCGGTGAATCTGCATAGAGCACCTTGCCCTGAACGATATCTTACAGCTCTACGAGAGCGAAGAACTGCATAGGATCCAGGTGAAGTGGAGGTGGAGACGGACATCTCAGTGTCTACATTCACCACCCCGCCAAAAGCAGAATATTGCTCGAATCTATCTGGGTTGAATCCGTATATTCCATCGAGTTGGAACACAGGAGAGAGTTGAGCAACTAATCCCTCACCAAATGCTGTTGTAGAAGTCGCCGCAGAACTAGAGCCATAAGGATCTACAATAATCCCGCGCGAATCAGCGAGTTGATGGACGGTAAATGCTTTGTTATTTGCTACGCTGATAGGCTCATCCCACGGATGAGTCTCTCGTGGATTACTATAGTATGGCATGATTTATTCCTCAGAGGTATGTATCAGGTTCCCATTCAATCGCTCTAGTTGCAATATTGTTATTCACATCATAAGTAATGGTTTCAGTGGCAACAACTTTGCCACTTGCGCCGCCTTTCTTATACACAACAGAAGTAGGGCCATGGTTTGCTGTGGCCCCACTATGTGCTTGGTAATCATGGCCAGGAACTTCCCAGCCATTTTCAAATGCAGGAGTTGACATATCAAGTCTAGTATATTAGACTTTAAACTATCACTTTAGGATCCTAACTACATCACCGAACCGGAAATGACTATTATCAATCCCGCCTGGACTAATACACCAAAGTACATCACAATCAGGACGAGGGATATTCATTTGGGCATAGCCATCAGTAAACACAACCCCCAGAACCTGAGAAGAGACGTCTTCCTCATAAAGTTCTTGGAGTTTTTTCATCACTGGTGCAAATGACGTCCCTCCTCCACCTTTGATTTTTGGCTTATCAATATCACGGATATCGCCCTCTGGATAGAGTTCGGTATCGAAATACCACATCTCGCCCTCAGTGTTAGGAAAGGCATTTGTAGCAAACTTTACCTCAGCAAAAAACTCTGATAAGAGTTCCTCATCCACCGATCCAGACGTATCCATAAATAGGGCCACCTTGATCTTCCCGCCTCCAAGATCATCAAGATACATCCCTTGATGGATCATTCGGCGATCAAACCCCTCAAAATCAGTACGGGCAGAAGTAATATACTTATAGAGAATATCTTTCCAGTTGATTGTAGGTTCAAGGAAATCCTTGAAAATCCTACTCATACCAGCACCTACAGGACCCGCGTGCTTACTCCGAGCAATAGTTGCTGCTTTGTTAAGTACATCTTTCCAATTTGTTTTATTGGATCCTTCTTGAGGAGTTGATTGTTTACTTTTACCTTCTTTACCTCCTCCAGGTTGTAGACATTGGTTTATTTTTTTACTGCCATCTCCGTATTTATTTTGTATATGATCAGGGTCTTCCCTCTGTTTCTGCTTAAGAATGTTATATATCTCTCGTACACTAAGATGCTTCAAATCATCATCAGTGATTGCCTCTTTAGGGAGTGAAAGTCGATTGTCTTGGATAATCCCATTGACAACAATATCCGCGGCAAGATTAGCAATTAATGGTTCAGAATTAAATGCATCTTTAAGTCGTTCAATATGTTCAAGTGCCATATGAAGCACTTCATGGAGAAGGATAGAGCGGAAGTGTTCTGGAGTTTGAGACTCCATGAACTCCTCATTGAGCATTAGAACATCTCCGTCCGTAGCTGCGGTGGAAATTTCCTCCGTTATTTTGTATTTAGTATTAAGAAGAAGGGTGCCAAAGAATGGTGATTCTTTTAAGAGTTTTACCCTAGACTTAATCAGATTCTGTTCAATACTCATCGCAGGAGCTCCTGGTACTTGGTGAGAAACGCTTTGATCTGAGGATCTTTTGCAACTAGTTTGATAAAACTTCCTTTGAGATTATTAGCACTTAGTGCAACCATTGCATCTCCCATAAAGAGACCAACATAATCCTCTGTGGTGCCTTTAATAAGCCATTTAGCCCCGTTAAAGAAGTCTTGAGCAGTTTTAGCTCGGGACACGATCGCGCCACAAACTGCGTACATAAGCGAAGGCTCGTGGGGCACTTCCACATCCTCCCCTGAGAGGATACCTTGTACATCTGGGAGTTTAGAGTAAATAGTCTGATAAGCATAGAACTCCGCTGAAGTTCCTTCTCCAACAGCCGAAGCAATATCAATATCAATGTCAATAAGAGAATTGGCAAACTCCCAACTCCGAGGAGAAGGCCACGCAGTTGCATTCTTATTAAAGTCAAAGAGCAGTTGCGGGCGGAAGTTCAAGAACGAAATGATTTGCTCATTGATACCCGATTTAATTGCGTACTCTTTCCACGAGTTAAGGTCCGACTCAACATTGAAGTGGATGAAACGGTTTGCCACGGGTGATGGCATCTGAGAAACTGCAGCACGATCTTCGGCACGATTACCTGCAGCGATAATAAACCAACCCTCAGGGACCTTATAGTCACCAACTTGGCGGTCAAGGATGAGTTGTTGGGCAATTCCCATCATCGAGGGAGATGCCATGTTAAACTCATCAACAAAGAGAATACCTTGGCCTTCTCGCGGAAGGAACGACGGAGGGGCAAATTTTGCCAAGCCTTCTTCGACATAGGGCAAACCTCGGATATCGGTAGGGGCCAGTTGTGAGATGCGAAGGTCGATAAGCTCGAGGTCATTATCTTGAGCAATTTTCTTGACAACAGACGATTTACCTACGCCTGGAGGACCCCACAGAAATACAGAATGGGGAATAGATTTGTTGATAATTTTAGTCAGTGCCGACTGTACTTCTGAGATGGTTGCCATAGGCCCTCGTGTTTGTTCCTTCTCATCATAATAGAAAAGGAGGCCTAATGGACCTCCCTTGTTACAGTTGTTAATGTGGTTGGGTTATCACCAAATGGCAATGGACTTTGGTTTTTTCTCCTCTGGGACTAGTTTTTCCAACTCAATGGTAAGAAGTCCGTCAGAAAACTTCGCTGACTTGACCTCAACATCCTTCTCAATGGAGAATTTTACATTGAAGTCCCTTCGGGCCATTCCTCTATGGATGTATTCGCGGTCTTTCGCTTCAGTATCTCCTTTACCTGATACATATAGATACCCTCCTTCAAGTTTGATATCTAGATCTTCTTTCTTATATCCTGCTAACGCAAATTCCATGAAGGTAATATACGGGTTACCATCCATGGCACGATAGATATTATACTTCGGGAAACTCACGTTAGAGTTGGCAGGGCCGAAGAGCATATCCGTAAGCTGTTTTTCAAATTCAGTGGGTTCGAGTCTTTTACGGGAATATGGTGAAGTTACAAATAAATCAAGCATTGTTTTACCTTAAAAAAGCATAAAGTGATAATGGCGGACCCCGAAGGCGTCTCACCTATTATATTTTAATCTGCCTAGTAAAGAAAACAGGTGAGGAAAATACTACTTCTTAGGTAGAGATTCCTCACCAAGTAACCATTCCGCAAATAAAACTTTCATTTTTTTACTTGAAACTCCGCAAAAAGCCGCCGCTTGGGGGACGTTCCAATGCGCTTTATAAAGCATCTCTGCAGATTTTTTAAACCTATCCTCGTTCATTTGTTTGCAATAATTCCCCAACCTGTACCCATCCCCTCTACCATCCAACGCTTGTTAAAATTAGCATAAGAATAACGCTGAGAGGCACCATTAGTGGAGCCATAATATCCGCCATTAACAAGATCCAATTCGCCATAGGGATCGTGGATGATATATTGAGCATTAGCTTTATCGTATCCAATGATACACACCCAGTGTCCACCGCCCGTTGGCGAGGAGACATGGCCATGGTGAAGAATACCAACAGGGACGGGGATACCCTTTTCAATTTGAGCTTCAATATCCTTTTGAGATAGAGACTTACTAAAAGTAGCAGTTATACCTAAATCACGAAGTGCTTTAATTTGAGCATTGGGATCGGTAGTATCTCCGTATCTGAAGACATAATTTTTCATATAAAAGTCGTCTTCCTGCTCCGTGACATCGATTGCTTTGGGGTTTAGGAAGTCTGCCATCATTGCACATGAGCTGGAAAAACACATGCGATGGGCATGGGTTGTACGACTATCACGTTGAGGGAAATACTTCACCTGAAGGATATGGTGACCTTCTGGTTTGTAAACTACATCTTGAGTGCCTTGGACTTTCCAATGTGGGTTGTAGATATACCAGATCCCACCACCATAGTCTAATGTCACTTTAGAGTGAATACCTTCGTCAACTATATCTATGACCTGATATCCTTTTCCTTTTTGTACTAATTTCTTCAGGTTGAAGTCTAGTTGATATGATTGGAGTGGCTCTTTCTTAAGTAGTGTATCTTGAAGAGCTACTATTTGTTGTTTTTCCATTTTCTCCTTTTTTAATCCTTTAGACCAAAGTGCTCCTTCAGCAACTCTACGACGTTTTAGTCCTTCTTCAACATTGCTGCCAGGGTTTCTATAAAGTAACAATGCATCTGGGATCAAGTCCCATTCACGATTTCTTAGTCTTCTAGATATAGTTTCAAATCCTTCTGAACCATAGAACCTCGCGCCTAGATTATAGGCAAAACTTAACAAGGCTCCTACTTGTTCATCAGACATCTCATTGAAGTAAGGGATTTTAGTCAGAGATGGCATATAAGCAGTGTCTAGTTGATAAATCAACAGACCATCCGCTTCTTCTTGAGAGATAATCTCGCCTAAACTAAAAGGAGAACCATCTTTTTTCTTGGTAGATCCCCACCCCACAGTGTAGGGTTTTCCGCCACTAAGAGGATCGGGATAGGCTTTAAGATGGCAACCTTCAAATCTTTTAATAAGTTCTACTCCGCAACTGGGTAATTTCATTCGTCATCCTCTCCATCCCCATCTCCGTCGCCAAAAACTGGGGGATAATCACGAGCTTCAAACTTAACTCCAAGGATTTGATCTGAACTATCAATCTCTTCCACCTCAGGGTGATTAGGGGATGATCTCATAAGTTCTCTGATCTTCTCAGGGATAAATTCTGGGCTTTCTTCTGCTGCACTTACTTTACCCCAAGATGTTTTCTTTGCTTTGTCTTGAGATTGAAGTCCGCTGATGTCATTAAACCGGTTGAAAAAGGCAGTTTTCTGAGAGATCTCTAAAGACTTTTCTTTATTACGAAGATCTCTTTGTGAAATAAAATCATTCAGAACTACCATCCAAGATAAGAGTCCTAAACCCCAGGTGGAAAATAAAAAGATATAAAGGAATGCTGTGGTCATAGAAGCTCCTATGATAGGTATAACTTATCCTACTTTAAACGACGAAGGGGGATCTGTAAACCCCCCTTAGCATAGTTTTAATATTCGGATGTCCCTACTTAGAAGATTTAGCTCCGTTGCATCTCCATTTCTTGCGGGAGAGGCACATTGGAGTGTTTTTGTCAGGACCAGAGCAATCCATTCCTTCCGACTTCATGTCACCCAAGGATCTGGCACAGTAGGCATCGCCTTTTTTGGTACCTGGGGCGATGGTATAGCCTTTGGCTCCGTAACGAACCTTGCGAGTATTCCCTGTTTTAGGGTCTTTATAAGTATGAGTATACTTCTTACCATCGTCTGCATAGTCAGTTTGCTCTGAGTATTCTTTAGACCAGTACTCATACTCCTGCTCAGACATGTCAGTCTCATCAGCTGGGTCCTCCTCAGTCTGCTTATCATGCTGACCTTCTAGGTGTTGCTTTTTGTCATATGGAGATGGAATCTCACCGAAGGTGGGGTCAACTGACCAACCATCTGGAATCTCAATCTTTGTAGACATTGGAACTTACACTCCAGCCATCAGGAACCGAGATTTCTGAATAATCATCACACTCACAGTTATCCGAAGAAGACTTAGGTACACAGTTAGGAACAGGTTTGCCACCTTTACCCTTCTTCATTCCCACCATCTCATAGTCCTTCCAGCAGGGATCGGAATCTTCGGCATTGTCGGATGTCTCCTCATCCTTACCCATGGCTTCTTTGATGGCAATATCCTTTGCCTTCATGTAATCATCGGAATCAACATCCCCATCTTTGTCATAGTCTTTTCCCTCGGCAGAGTCATACTTTGACTTCCCAGCTTTATCGAGGGCGATGGCGATGGCTTGTTTTTGTGGTTTGCCAGATTTCATCTCATTTTTGATATTGCCAGAGATAGTTTCTTGGCTAGATCCTTCACGAAGTGGCATGGTGAGTAAAGACTATGTATATAGTACTTTAAACTATTTACTTTCCCTGCTCCTTCCAGCCTTCTGGGGGCTGGGGTTTTGTACTTTGTACCTCGAAGAAAGCATCAGTACTATCATCCTCAAGTGCTTTCTTTCGCATTGCGAGACGTTGTTTCTGAGCTTCTGTTAAATTTTCGTAGGGTCTTGACATGATGTGTAGTTAGTCGGCGTCTGTTAGATAGATAACTTTAATCTTACCAGTCATAGTTTCGTTACCTCCCCAGCTTATACCTGGCCAATCTTTAATAGATTCTTCTTTAACACTTGCAACTTTGAGGTTTTTATCTCTTTGCATTAAAGATTCTCTTTCGGACTGGATGTCGGATAGAGGAGCAATGTTCTTAATATTTTTTCCTTGATAGATAGTGATAAAGTTTGTCTTTGAAGTACTACCATGGTAGAACGAGTCAAGAATCTCATTGCGGCCATGCTCATCGCCTTCATGATCGTCGGTATAAGAGGAATATCCTTTGGATACGTAAATATCTCCGGGTTTCAAGTTATTGATTGCTTCAACGTCATCTTTATATTGATTAGAGATCTTATTCATTCTATAGAACATACCTACATTTGGATGGTCTGGAATTTGATTTAGACCCTCATCCATTGTATCTACAATTTGATTGAAGAATTTTATATCATTGTCATCAAAGGATTTTGTTTTTCCTCTAATCAAAGCATTGAGATCTTGATATAAAGATCCACTATACTCTCTTAAGGCATATTTTGCTTCTGGCGAGATTTGTTTTACTGCATCTGGATCTCCACCATAATCCCCAGCATATGCAGAATTTAATTGATCATCAGCAGCCTTAACAATATTCTTATAGTTTTTCTCGTTATACTTATTAGAGTTAGCGGGTAGATTGAAGTCGAGTTTTGGACCCTGCTCAGGGAACGCCTTTTCTAGATCTCCACGGATTTTATTTCTTACTTTATCCGCCCAGTTAGGGTCTTTGGTATTCATCACAGAGGCATATCTAAATGCTCTTTCCATGACTTGATCCACTCCCTTCCAAGATATGCCGTCTCTTTTGGCAATATTATTCGCTTCTTGTGCAGCAATGGAAAGTATATCTACCCTATTAGCAAAAGCTTCTTTAACTTCAGAAGGTAGATTAGAAGCTGCTACAGTTTTTTTAAGTTTATCTCCTTCTAAGCCGATATACGCAACTTGGTTTGTCCAAAGATCTTCATAGTCTGACTCTTGAGCATTACCCCAAAACTGCTTGCCTTGGGTACTTGAGCGGAGGGTCCACATCTCCATCGGCACAGAATCAAAATCTTTTTGTTCACCTTGCGCTCTATAATTGAAGGTTCCACCAGAATCAATTCTCAACACCCGGCCTTGCTTATCGACCATCATATTGTCATTGGCTAATCCAGCATAATCCCAGTTAGCAACCAATGCGTCAGCGGCAAGAGACTTTCTTACTTTGGAGTTTACATCGTATTTATCTAATTCGTCTTCACTAAGATCATTAATGGTCTTAGAATTAGGCATGAAGTCATTAACTAACTTACCATCGATAAGTCTGGATTTTATTGCACTAGTTGGGAGATGAGGGGCGAGAATTCCATAGACCTGATTAGCAGCAAATTCGGCGTTATTCTGTCCTTTAGCCCCACCCTCCTTAACTACAAATTTAGGATTACCTTCTTCGTCTGAATAGAGTTTAGGCTGAGTGGAACCAGGCAGAGTTTTTGTAGGTTTATATACCTTACCTTGGTAGGTAATATTCCCATTATCATCAAACTTTGGTTTTAGATGAGAAGTCCAACCATCATCTTTTGATTTCCATCCTTGGGGAGTCTGTGGTTGAGGAGCCGCAGGCGCAGGCGCAGGCGCAGGCGCAGGTGTTGATGGCGCTGACGCTTTACCAGTTGCAAGATCATGCATCTTCTGCTTATCTTCTGGAGAAGACTTATCCCAGTTAGTCTTTATAGCATTCTTAGCAACGTCATTATACTTCGAAGAATTGAGGATATCTTGAAGCATTTTGTTATCTGCATCATCGGCACCCCCTCCCTTGCTGCTAGGTGCAGGCGCAGGCGCAGGAGCGGGGGCAGGCGCAGGAGCAGGCGCGGCAGGACTTGGCTTATTCTCCTTGCCTTGTTTGGCCTGTTCCTCTGCCTTTATCTTTTTAGCATGCTCAAGAAACTTCTTCTTCTGCTTAGGATTATAGGTGTCCCAAGCATCGCTAAGTAGGGAAGCACTATTCCCCCACTTCAATTTATACCCCTCCATCACCTCGTCAAGCATTTGCTTGTCCGCCTCAGGAGAGAGTTCGTCTTCCTCTTTCTTCTCAGGCGGTTGGTTCTTTTTTGAGGTAGTATCCCCTCCAGGTTGTTGTACTTTCCACCCGTCAGGGACCTGGATGTCAGAGCCCGGTTTTTTTGTATCAGTTTCAATTTCTGGTTTTGCGGACTGAGCAGGGGACTTAGAGTTACTGCCCTTTAGCTCTTCCTTTTTCCCTTCAGGAGTTTTTAACTCTTCAGTTTTTACGCCCTTAGTCTTTTTTGAAGCAGAGGTTTTTTTACTAGTGTTGTTACGCCGACCGGCTTTGGCATAGGCAATAGCCGCTGCCTGGGCAGGAGTATATTCCTCTCTAGACGGGTCTTTATACGGAGGGTCATAACCACACCCGTCTTTATCTAAAATACATTTAATATTCTCTTGGATAACTTTATCCGAAGAACCTTGGCGAAGTGGCATGACACTAACAAAATATCCTCTTTAATCCTTAAACTTAATCAACCATATACGAAACTACTAGTCCTTCTTTTAGCATCAACTCATTCATCGATATAGTCTCGTTGTCTTTGTATAAAACGCCCAGTACCCTACCATACTTATCTTCTCTGGTAGTCTCTATTATTAAACTTGAAAATGTACCGAGCTGTTCAGTGAGCCAAGTTTTAGCTTTATTACCCAGGGCTTTTTCGGCTAGGTCTAGTGTCCTAGTTTCTGGAGCATTTATACCCTTGAGACGAACTCTTTGCGTAATAACTATATTAAACCCTAGGTCTATCTCCAGGTCAACTGTATCCCCGTCGATCACCCGTTTTACACTTTTTACTTTATATCTATACATCTCTGCCCTCTTGTCTGTGTATCCAGTTTTTTAAATCTGCAACGTAGGTTCTTAGGAAGTTTGCCTGCTCCAAATGCCACTTATCCCCAGTTCTAAAATATAGTTGGGTGTGGTTATCTATGGCTTTAAGAATGTTGTGAATTGGAGCATTCCAGCATTCCCTAACCGGAGTGTTCCATTCGCGGGGCATATCATGGCTCCTTAGAATGCCAACCTTCGGGGACTGTAATTTTGACCTTCTGTTCTTTACTTTGGAAAAGGTCAGGACCTTCAGTCATATCCTCCTCTTCTTTTTTCTTAGGGGAGGAAAGCATTCCTTCTCCACCGGCTCTTGCCTGATCAAGATTCATCATAGTCCTAGCATCTCATCGAGTATTCTGTCATCGATGACCTTACCAGTATTGATCTCTGAAAGGGCATCACGTTTTTCTTCTGCATGGCAGACTTTTGTGATTTCTTGGAGAAGGTTGAGGACATTAGCCCGCTCCCACTCTGGGATTTCGCCAAGGGCACTCAACTCTTTAAACTTCTCAAGGATCTCCACAAGGAGAATATGAGAAAGCTCCCTGATGGCGATCCAGTTATCCCTCACGTCATCCTCCTCAACGTCTTCTTGGAGTTGATGAGATTGCTTTACTAGGGAGATTAGTGTCTTACCCACGTGGGCAATGGACTTAGGACCGATCTTCTCAAGGTCGATAGATTGAATCTGGTCGATGATCATCTGCTGAGCATCAGAGCCAAATTGTGAAAAGTTTTTATGAATGCGACTCATGGTCTAAATGCGTATTTAACAAAGGCTGGCTGACTTCCTTCTACTGAATAGAATACAACAATCTGCGCGCCGCCATCCTCGGATAGAGATACTTTAACCTCTAATTCCACACCTGTGGGAACTACTGAGCCTATTTGGGACCGGATAGTTTGGGCGAGAGTATATTCATCGATGGTCTCAAAAAGTAACTCTGGGATGCCAAAGAATGGCCGGTAGACCCTCTCTCCAATGCGGGTTTGTAAAACTTCTAAGATTTGTTCACCGACTCTGTCATAATTAGAGGAGAGTTTTAGTCCTCCTTTCCCATTCAACTCAAGGGGGTACTTAAGTCCACGGAGGGCTGTGTCCGCTAAAGATGGACCAGATTGTTCAGAGAAAACAATACTTGGGTTTCTTCTCTCGAATTGGGTATTCTCGTATCTGTCCGCGTTGATTCTGTCACGGAGAGCGAGTTGGTTTTTGATATTTTGGAGTTCGTTTGTATCAACTCTTGAGGTTATTTGTGGTAGGTTTATCATATGACCGTGGCTCCTCTAGTTATCATATTGCCAGAAGCTTTTTTCATTCCGTCATCTAGGATCTTAATTACCGCGGGTTGGATTGCAGCGGCGATGTCATTACCGGCAAGGCCGGTGGCATTAATTGTTACATTAAAGACAATATTTTGTGATCCACCATTACCAGAGGCTCTTGATGACAGTGTGTTAAGTTCTCTATTGGTAAGTACCGTGCCTGATTCACCTGGGGTAAAAATTTCAGGGCCTCTCTCTCCAACAATATAAGAGGTTCCTTTAATCACAGGACCACCTACCTCTCTTCCAGTAAAAGATCGTTTGATATTTTCCCAGGTATCAAGGACCGCCTTGCCAAGATTAAAATTTTTCACAGAGTCCAGCATTGATGTCCCGAGTCCGACTGCAAAGTCTTTCATTTTCTTTGGCAATTCCTGTGTGAAGTAACTTATTGTATTTTTAATACTCTCAGGGAGAAGATTCATCACCCAATCTTGGGCAGTTTTTATAGCAAAATTCCATCCACTTTGTATAGAGTTTATCCCACCGGAGATAGCGTTAGAAATAATTTTCGCTCCATCGGATAAAGACTTACCAATATCACCAATAAACCTGCCTACAGCATCTCTGACTCCCTTGTCCATTAGTGGAGCAGCGCCACCAATCACTGCTCCGATTATAGCTCCGGCAGCTGTACCAATTCCAGGAATTATCGAGCCAATCATCGCCCCGGTGGATGCTCCAGATAGGGCTCCTCCGCCAATTTGACTGAGAGCCATAACATTTTCCCCGGTCTCCCCACCAATACTCTCGCCGAGCATTGATCCGCCTAACATTATACCTCCGCCAATAAGTCCAGTAACCCCACTCCCTCCGCCTCCACGGTAATAACTACCAATCCCACGGCCCATTCCACCGATCCTTGCACCAAATTTTCCAATTCCACGACCCATCACCGCCCTGGTACCACCAAAACCATACCGTCTGTTAAATCTAGCTGCTGCGCTGAGCCGACCGCGGTCGATATATCCAGGTACTGCCTCAGATGCCGCAGTATCAATTACATCTCTACCAAATCTAGTGAATGGATTTCTATTACCAAGTGCTTGACGACGAGCGATCTCTTGCCTACGAGATTCTAACATCGCCTCCTCATTAACGCTACCCATGTAGGGCCGGTATTGACCATCTGCCATAGTCCATGGCTCAGCAGAACCATGCGGTAGAGGGCCGATGGGGGTACGATATTGAGAGCCATATTTGCCAATCTGCAGTGGTCCTTCCATCTGGAAGCCTCCAAGAGAAGTGCTGTATTGCCCTTTGACAAATTGACGTTGGAAGAATTCACGGTCTCTGAATTGTTGCTGGGACTGTGCAAACTCCCTATTGAACCTATTTAACTCGTTGGTTTCGCGAATGTTTTGGAACATTGGATCCAGCGAGTATCTATCAGGTTGATTTCTTACAGACGAGATAAGGTCATCTAAATCTGGTGGAATGTCAGGACCCGCACCTCCTCCTCCTCTTCCTCTTCTTCCTCTTCTTTCCTCTCTACCTCTTCTTTCCTCTCTACCTCTTCTTTCCTCTCTACCGGAAGTTACACGATTTCTTCCGCCTCTCCTCCCAAGTCTATTTTGGACAGCATCCCCAAACATCTTCATTAGCGTATTTCCGCCAGGAAGAGCAGCAATAAGACTTGCTGCAAATCCCATAACGCCCATAAATACAGTTTTACCGAATGCGGCTATTACTCCAGTCGCTCCTAAAAATCCTAAAATACCCCCACCAATTCCATTACCAAGTATCTCAGTGAAGAATCCAGTTAGTCCTTTTCTTATTACTTCAAATACTCCAGCAAGTATATCCAGTCCTTTTTGACTAAATAAAATTTTAAGTCCTTCACTAACTGCAGTTCCTAATATTTTACCTACTTGACCTGCATAGGTTCCTAATACTTCCGCTATTGTATCAGTTTGCTCCTTAGTGTCTAGATTTCTAAAATCTTCTCCTATTCTTCTTATAAATGAGCTAATACTTCCACCAACATTAACTATGAAATTTTGAATAACTTCTTTGTTTATGCTAGGGAACTGAGGGGGGTTTTTGGCAATATCGTCTAAGTTTCGGATAAAACCAACTATACCATCAAATGCTGATTTAACTATTCCAATGATACCCTTAACTAAAGGGTTGTTGAGTACATCATCGATAAGATCAGTAACATTTTTTATTAGGTTGGTGATGAACCTAATTCCCCTGCCGAGAAACTTAACTGCTGCGTCTTCCCCTCTGACTCCGAAAGCCTTGGCCAGTTCTCTGCCCAGGGTCTTGATGAATCCGCTCTCGCCAAAAATACTCTCAAATAGTTTTGTGGTTTCTTTGAACAGAGTTGTTGGAGCCTCACCCGTCTTCAGAGTGAACTCACGCATCGCTCCAAAAAGACCAACCTTCGGATTGAAGAGAGATGCAGAGAACTTCGCAAGAACTACTCTAAATCCACCGGACTCTTTTGCTAGTTCCTCAAGTTCATTAACATTTAAATTCTTGATTACATCTTGGAGAATTCTTGTCCTATCTTTTATTGATATACTGCCAAGGTCAGTACCACCACTGATATTACGTAGTTGAGCACCAATTACTTTTGAAAGCGCGTCATCAGACTCCTCCAACTCCATCGCATTGGTCTGACCCGTCGCGATCTTCTTAAAAATATCCGCGGCATTATTTCCCAATCCTGCTTGGGACGCGAATGTCTGGATACGCTGGATATCTCCTAAAATCGCCCCTCTTTGCCCAAATGATAAGTCTCGTGAGAGGAACGGGGCAGTTGCGAGGGACTTCTGGATATCAGATACTGTGCCCCCAGTTTTAACAGCAACATCACTGAGCGCCTTGGAGAAGTCCTCTGTGATTCTTGCTGAGGCTGCTTTGGAGAATCCGGTATAGATGTTAGTGAGTTGAGCAGCCTGGTTTTCGGCAGCCTTGAGGGACTGGGCGGAGGCTAGCCCCTGTTCCCCCATGCTTCTCTGAAACTCCCTGTTGATCTGGGACAGAGCATTACGAACTACATCGAGTTTGAGTCCCGATACGAGGAATTTGTTATCAAGTTGGGAGGAGAATGTCTTGAACTCACTAAGAGCTCGTTGAGTATTCGCCCGTATGTCTAGGATTACTGATGAAGTTGCCATTGGTTATTATAATCTCTCTATAGTGCTAGACGGATTTGATTGGAATCTATTACAACCACCTTCAGTATATGCCCTTTTAATGACCTCTCCTACTCCCCCTGCGCACTTAGATAAAATAGACTTATATTTATTATCCACTTCAGTCTTTTTTTGTGGAGTATTTGCTAATTTATATTCTTTAGCATGATCCGCTGATATTCCGTAAACATTTCCAGTTGGAGTAAGACATTTTCCAACTATATATTTTGCGAAAAATGATTTATAAACTGGGCTATTTTTATATTTTGTTAAAAGTGAAGTATATTTAGCGAGACCGGTTTGAAAAGATTGAGCGAAACCCGTCCCAAAAATTAATGCACTTGTGTTTCCTACTATAGAAGATCTGATTGATTTGCTTACTTCCATAGCAGCATCCGCATCAGATTGAATATTTCTACATTTTTTAAAATCAACCTGAGTTGGTGTTTGAGACTGAGGGTTTTGTGATTTTTGATCAGGTGCTTTATCTTCAGGAGATCCTGTGGGGGGAGCAGTACTTCCTGCCCCAACATTTCCATTGTTGTCCTCAGTGGGATCATAGACCATGGGAATCTTGCCCGGTCTGGCAACATCTACATACCCATCATTAATTGTCCACTCGGGAATCTGCTCAAGGGTAAAGGACAACTCGGCATTGACTACCATCCCCTCATCCCACATCTTCTCTTTAATAGAGATGTCCTTAATCACACATGGGCCAAACACCCTCTTCCCCCATACAAACTCAAGGATAGGAGGACCTGCCTGGCCCTCACCATCTCTTGCCATGAAGAGTTCAAATATACCCTGCTCCAACTCCTCCACCTTCCGGCCAAATACATACCCATTGAGAAGTACTGAGTTGAACTTCAACTCGGCGTTTTTATTATGACTCCAGTTGAGTGGCTGACCGGAGTTTCCTTTGTCACTCACTCCCCAGGTCTCTGCAGCTTTGAACTCTGGACCCGCTGTTATCTCCAACTCAGATGGATTGAAGAGGAACTGCCACATGCCTTTGGCAAGAGTACCGCTCTTTGCCAGAGCTGCCTTGTCTCCATTTGCTGCTCCAGCGGCGCCTTGGTAGCCAATTTGATCTGGTTTGTTACCGAAAGAACTTTTTCCTATTTTTGAGATGGTGTTTACAAATCCGTTAGGATTTGCGGGTTTGAGTTGACCCACTCCAGGGAGTTTATAAGCAGTGAAATCTACATTGTACTTTTGATCAAACCCAGCCACAGACAACCCAGGTTTAAATACCTCATCGAGGTACTTGCTTCCATCGACCCTAGGAACTTCAGTTAACAAATCATCCTGTCTACTTTTCTGTTTGGTAAGATCTGTGGAGAGGGTAACATTGCTCAAAGGTAAATCCCCAGCGGTATCTCCTTGTACACCTACCTCCGCTCCCCCCTTTCCAGATGAATAAAAACTAAAGAAGTCATCTGCTACACGATCATTTGCTCTTACATCTCTATACTTATATGTATCTGCAAGATAGTCAGCTGCTGGACTATTTACAAAAGTCTTGGGTAATAAGTAACTTTCTCTTAGTTTTTGTTGTAATTGTACTTGGGAATCAGCAGCTGGATCGAGTTGGGTGGCATCGACAGTTTGTGATGCTGACTCTGCAGTTGTTTTACTCCCAGGCCTGGACCAATACCGGATGTATGCAACGGAGTTACGTAGAGCACCATCGCCTAATGGGCCTTTTACTGCAAACTCAATGCTATCAAGAGCCGAGGCGACATCGAGATTACCCCCGAGAAGACTACGATGGGAGGAGTAGGTTGGCTTTTCCCCAGCAGTTTTTCCCTGCTCCCCCGCATTTTCTACATTCGCGCGGACACTTGCCTTAGCAATATTTTGTTTTATTAAATCCTCGCGGCCAGGCATGGGGGAGTTATTGCTATATCTATATTTTCTTTAAACCTTCAGGTTACTATTGATATTTCCAGATGTAAGGGCGGGTGGAAGGTGGAGTTGGTGGGGATGAGACAGTTGTATTAGGTGAGGATCCTTGGCCGGTTGACAGTGCTGAAGTTCCTTGAAGTCCAGATCCGTCAATATTTGAGTCTACTCCAAACTCACTCTGCGGGACGTCATTAAACTCTGATCCCCAACTATCTAGTTTATCTCCAGTACCGCTACTTGTCATATCATTAACTGGTCTCCAAGCGCTTCCTCCAGAATCCCATAGTGGTTCATCACGTAATGGAGCGTCCGCGTCTGTCTCATCTGATTCCCAAAGAGCTTCGGTTCTTAGCGGTGCGTTTCCTTCTCCAGAATCCCACAGTGGTTCTGGTCTCAATGGTGCATTATAATCACTCTCATCTGAGTCCCATAGTGGTTCATAACCTCCAACTGCCTGAGTGGGAACCGGATCGATCCCCCAAAGTTGACCATTTGTTAAATTTGTCCTGACTGGTTCTATACTTCTTTTGGGTTTAGAGCCAAAAGAAATAGTTTGCACAGTTGTTTCTGGGCCCCAGGCATCTAATTTAGGATCATTATACGCCATATTACTACTCTATATAGATAACTTTAATCTATACAGGCTCATCGGCATGATCCGAACTCCATTGAATGGCGCTGAGAACAACATTACTAGCATCCCAATCCCAATCGGCAAAATGAGGATTCTTCTCAATGCTCTCAAGCATCCATTGATATGCTGCGCTTCCTACTACCTCCGGCATCCTTGCCAACCTCGAGGCATTCCTCCATACACATTCATATCGAGACCCTTTCTTCCCATTAAATGTCTCTACGTCTTTGAGGATTCCGAGGACTTTCTTCTTGACATAAGACCTCTTGGCGGCAGTCAATCCACCAAGAATCTTACGCTGGAGTTTGGAATCTCCCCACTCCGATCCTTCGGGTTTGGCGACATTTCTCTCAGACTTGGTTAGGTATTGGTCTGCATTAACTTCTTGAGCGATCTTCTCCAGATCTCCAATCGATGCAACATATTCAGCCTCAACAGAAATAATACTATTTGGAGTTGAGCCAAAATATAACCGAGCAACATCAATACATTGTTTATCGCCATCGAAGGCGTAGGCCAACCCTGTAGAGATTTTTTTGGCTGTTTCAAAATCACTTACCTCCCTATCCGTGAAGATAATCCCTCTGTGTTTTGGATGCTCGGGAGTGGAGCTGAAGCTATGATGGATTATAGAAAACTTTAGACCAAGTTCGGCAGCTCGGAGTTGGATCTCCTCGGTGGATTCACCATTGTCGAAGTCGATAGCAAACACTTGGCACGACTTGAAGAGACCCTCAACCCTTCTCGGCCGTTTCCAATTAGGACAGATGTTAAACACAAAGGGACTCCAGGTTTGCCCACGGGAGATGAATCGAGCCAGAGACTTCGGAGTCACATCTTCAATGTTAGAACCGAGGCGGGCTCCAATGACTCTTACTTCGGTCTTAGGATTACCGAATTTATCTACCTCGGAGCCATACTGGAGTTTCGGAGATGGTTTGTGGTCCCACTGCTCATCGTCAAGGGACACGGAAGCGGAGATTTTAGTCATGGAAGAATTCTATCAAAGAACAGAGAAAAATTTAGCCCCTCTTAACATATTGTCACAAATAGCCCCCTCACACTTTCTGAGGGTCGTAATCGGGACTGTAGATCCACTCCACGTTTGCTTTGTTCCGGTCATTGTAGATAGGTTCTAGTTCTTCTTCGTTCATTTGCTCTACGATCTTCTTACCCAGTTCATAGATCTTATTCTTCTCGCCCTTGACCATTTCCCAAGTACGGACAATATGCGTCATCTTCTTACCCATAGAGAAACCATCACGGAGGCGGAGAACATCAAATACATTCTCGGTGGTCAGAGCAACATCCTTATCATTACGGTAGTTATTGAAAATCTCGTAGGCTTTGTCAATAGACGTAATGAGGAGCTTCCGTTGTGCCCAGTAGGGGTGCCATTGACTCCGATGGCGATCATTCCAGTCATCCTTGAGTAGATTGCGGAACTTATCGGCTCTCTTATCAATCATCAAGAAGCGGGTAGCTTCAAGGATCTCTGCCAAGGACCCAAGAGTCAACTCAGGGAGCCAATTGCCCTCGGCTTTACGTTGACGGATGGCATAGGCCAAGAATCCGAAACGGATGAAACATTCAAGGGAGTTTTTGTGGATTTGAATCCGCATATAGGGAAGCAGAGATTCAGAGTAGAAATGGACATCCTCTGCATCTTGGCACTTACCCAAGAAAAAGTCGGTACAGTCACGAAGAACTCGGAGGTAGAGTGACATCGGATCAGTATCATACTTCTCGCACAACCACTTAATATGAGAGCCGGGGTGGATGTCATGGCCTTCCTCTTGACTCATCTCCTCAAGCTCGAAGAGGCGATAGGTGGAGATAGGAGCAAGGCGGCTAATCGCTCCAGAGTCAAGAGAATAAGTGATCTCTGGCTTCCATTCATTACAGTTTGCCAAGATGACAGTATTGGCAACTACCTCAACAGCATCGACACCCTTATTCTCGATCTTTTCCGTCCCTCCAGTCACAACAGACTTAAAGCTATGGGCCTTGAGCATCTTCTCCAAGGACTCCAAAGTAAGGTCGTCGTTATAGGCAAGGTGGGAAGTAATTACGGAGCCTTGGTTGAAACGGGAACCAAAGTCTCCCATGGCAGAGACGTCATACCCGACATACTTCATGGCGTTGAGGATACCATTGAGGGTGATGGTCTTGCCAACTCCAGGTTCACCAATCACAACTCCTGCCTTCCTGAACCCATGCTCGATGATATCTCCAGTACCAGGATGGACAGATCCGCTCCGGCCTACACATGCCCTGCCAATGATCAACTTGATCATTTGAGCCTCGTGATAGGGAAAGATCTTTACGATATCTTCAAAGGTCAGTTCTTGAAGTTCTTCGGTAAACCAATCTTTCTCAGGGATATAGGCATAGGTCTCTTCAATAGCTTTTTTATTACCTTTGTTCTTGTTGGGAGAGTGAGAAATACCCAGTTTATACTGTCCACCTCCCATCTTTTTGTGACGGAGAGCCTTGAGGTTTTCTAGACCAAGGACATGGTCAGTAATCTCACTACTCCGTCCACTGCGATAGACAAAGAGAGGCACAGCAAACTCCTGCTCTTCTGCGCCGATCTCTTCGATACATGTCTCATCAAGAATCAAGTCTTGGGCGGCTTCAAGGCGGTATTCAGAAGCTGGTACCAGAAACTGGAACCACTTGGGATACCGGATACTTTTCGGCGCCATAGGATCCATAGAAGGATCATGTTCTTCGTAGAGAGAGTGGAAGCTTTGAAGTTTAGCATTGTAATCAAAACGAAGATGATAGCCTTTGTTCTCCAACCAAGCGAGAATCGATTTGTACATCTTCGAGGGGCCTTTCACCCCAAGAGTCTCCTTTGCCGAAGAATGTCCTTGTTTTTTAGATTCTGCTGCCATAAAGAAAAAAGTCCCAGGTCTCTGGGACTATTATAGGATAGTTTGGGTCAGTCGTCTAGGACTCCAACAAGTTGTTTAAAATCGTTCACAACTGAATCTCGGAGGTCCTTAAGGGATTTAATTGTGAGTCGGAGGTCTTTGATACACTTCTTATCCTCCTCTTCTTTACATTTAGCAACCTGCTCGGTATGCTCTTTGATCTGTTGCTTCAGTTCTTCTTGATGAAGAGCTAGTTGCTTACATTTTTTAAAAACTTCCTCTTGATCCGCGACACTAAGGCATAGAGTTTTGTTTTTCCCACGGAGCTCTGGATGAGAGTTTTCAATGCGGATCTTTTTGGCTTTAGTAATGAAAAATTGTTTTTCATCGTACTGAGTTTCTCCAATCTCTGGCATAAAAAGACCCCTAGAGGAGAGGAACTTCTTCGCGGAAAGTAAATGATCTTCCCTGTTCGAAGCAGTATTGGAGTTAAGTGTTTTTGATATTGCTTCGGTGTCTTCCTTTGTAAAACGCCATTCAGAATCTTCATTGTATAAGTCAAAAAATCGTAGGGGGGTTCCAGGGAGAAGGTTATCTCCAGCATCACCGACTTTTTCCTTTACGGTATAGCACCCATATGCGGAGTCGATGATAAGTTTGTCTTTTCGGAGGTAGTAGTCGCATACCTCGCGTTCAGAGCGGAGGCGGGGAAGCCATGGGCCGGTATTGGCCCAGACAATATCATGAGGGTCGGAGACTAGTCCTTGCCAGTCCCCATCCACAGTGGAGAGGATGATTTGTCTTTGGGCTAAGGCAGTATTCTTTTTTGCCTTTCGCTTTAGTCTGCAAATATGTCCTGCAATGTCATCCGCCTCAAAGAACTCTTTTGCAAAGTAAGGGAACGTGGATCCTTGGGAGAGTATGTACTCGTACCCCGCAGCCTCCGTAATGTAGAAGAAGGGAGTTTTTTCGCCCCTTCCCCCTTTATACTCAGCGAGGTTAAGTTTATGTGCCTCAATATGTCTCCAATATCCCACGCCTGTAGTCGATGCCTCAGAAAACCCGGGTTCAAACTGACCCTTGAGATCATCAACCACTACCCCAACAAAAGGGAAAGATTTGAGCATATCAGGCCCGCGATTGAGTTTATAAGCCCACATCGCTTTCATGATCGTTTTTAACTCTTCCTCATCTTTAGCGACTTCTGAAGCCAACTCAGCATATTTATTAATGGCATGAGCATATACCTTGAAATCAATAACGACAATCGGATAATAAGGATTGAGGATGGGCTCAAATACATCTTCAAGGAGAGTCGTGGTGTAATCGTAGGAGGGCAAAGACATCAGTTTGCAACCTCCATACGAACTGACGGATAAGACTCGTAGTCAATCAGTTCGAAGTCGGTCTCTGGATCGAGTTCAAATAGAGTTTTTTCGTTATTGATCCATACGTCACAGGGTGTCATAGGAACGTTCTTGATAATAGACTCAATGGCCATCTCATTTTGGGAGTAGATGTGGTTGTTTGCAGAAGCGAACATCACAAATCGGGGAGTGAGGCCGGCATCTTGAGCCATCTTGATGGTAAGAAGACTATAACGGAACATGTCTAGTGGCACTCCAGTGGCCATGTCATTACTCCGAGCAGTTACCAGAACATCGAGATAAGTCCCATCGCTAGAAAAAGTGACGTTAGGATGACAAGGAGGGCAGTGAAGAGAGTCGTAAGCAGGATTGAAAGTTTGAAGAACAAGTTGGCGATTAGTTGGGTTAGTGCGGAGTTGTTCCCAAATCCACTTAAGTTGATCAAAGGGTCCACTACGGAAGTTTTCCCATTGCATATTCTGCTCAGGGCAGACCTGGGGCCAAGATCGCCATGAGCGTCCATAAGATCCTGCGAGACGGCCTTCGGTGTCCGCAAGGAAGTCCCAGAAGTGCTTGGCTGGACCCAGGTTGGTGACTTGGTAGTCTCCATTGACATCCCACATAAATTCTCGGAAGAGATTACGGATGGGCATCTTGCGAATAGTCAATGCAGGAAATCCCTCCCGAAGATCGACTTTGATTGTCTGGCCGAACATCTGCTTATAGCGGAGATCATTTCGGCCGACAACTTCGGTCCCTTCGGAAAGGATTTCTTTTGCAATCTTGATGTACTGATAGTCAAATGACAGAGTCATGGTCTCCCGTGATGAATGATTTGATCATCATTCTATCATGAGAAACCCCCTGCTCATTGGATATCGAAATATTTCTTGACTAATATTTTTTGGAGTTTTACAAATTTACGGAGTGGGTAGTCATACTCCATTGCCCACTGGAGAAGGGAACGACTTCCCATCTCAATGAGTTCCATACTTGGGTCCTCGGCAATTACATCTTCTTTAGCGACAAAGAATTTTTCTCCGTCACGGGCTACTACGAGCCAAGGGATTTGCTTATCAAAGCGAATCGGTTTTGAGATTCTTTCAATCATTGTAGTTTGTTTTGTTTTTGATTACTGGTTTTTAATTTTTGTTCTGCCCTAATTTCCTTGATCTTTTTATCATAATCATTATCCTTTGAGGTATCTGGAAATTCAAAAGCAGATGAAATAGATATGTCTATATTCTTATTATTTTCTTTAATATTTTTAATTCTATCTAAAAGCAGATTAGCCATTTTTTGCTTAGATAGTACTAAACCTCTACTTCTAATCCCATCATTAGATGGCGTATAGTAAGAAATTTCAAATTTATTTAGCAAAGCTTTCAATACTTCTGTACCTTTAGTACCCTTTATTAAACTCTTTACCTGTTCAGGCTGTAAAGATACTGCTATAGTATCCGCGTCTGATGCTCTTAGGAAGTTACCCCAGGTACTTCTAACGTTATTTAGTGATTCATTTTTTAATTGTCTTATCTTTCTTAAATGCTCTGGAAGATTTATTTCTTTATTTAATTTATTAAATAACTTATCTCCCAGTAAGTTTCTCTTAAATTGATTGAATTTTGGTTTCATCATTGCCCAGTTATCCTCTGTATCTGAGCCTTTTAGTGATAAAGGAATCTTATGATCTAATTGAAGATTACTAAAACTCATTTTTTCGCCTGTAACAGCGCACCTACCGCCAGTAGATAGGTAAAACCTTATTACTTTACGAGCCCTATCTTCAAGGTTAACTCCTCTAGTGGATATGCTTCCTTTAGAGGCTATCCTTTTAAGGTTATTTGTAAAATTAGGAGACTGTTTTAACTTATCTATTACATTATCTACACTGTCAGCACTAACGTAATATTTCTCCTGTGACTTTGGATTTTTTAGGTATTCATGAAAAGACTTAGCTTCATCTAAGCTTAATGTATACTTCCCATGGCTTTTTTCTGATTTAATCTCCCCAGAGATATCTGGTCTATTGATAGTGCTTTCTGTTGTTAATTCCTTAATCAATTCTTCTACAGAGTTAGAAAGAAAGTCATTAATCTCTTTCTCAATAGCTTCATGATCATCGGAATCATTCTTTACTGATTTAGGAAGATCAACGTAAGACCATCTATTAGTGACTGGATTTCTTTTTACTGTTCTACCACTTTGTGTTTTCCAAACAGTGGCACCATCGGGCACTCCAGGTTCTAATTTTTCTATTCCAGAAAAATCTGTGTTTTGAATTTGTTTTTTAGAGATACCTATAGACACCGAGAATCGCCCATTAGTAACGATGATTGGCTCATCCATTCTTTTCCCTAGCTTTTTTTACATCCTTAGACGTTTTTGCAACGCCTAATTGCTGAACTTGTTGAGGGTTAATGCCTCCGAGATCTTTTTGCCAGTTCTTACCTGGTCCAGCGGCAGCTGCAGTGGCAGCAGATGGGACGCATGTGTTCCCCATCTTAGTAGCTCCTGGGGGGCATTTAAGCATTACTTTGCCTTTATAAAAGACACGATCGGCATAGTCATACGAGCCATCTTGACGTTTCTTTTTCAAGATTTCCATATAGTCTTGAGCCGAGAGTTTTTTATCCATTGCTAAATTTATCCTCCATAATCTTTAAACCGAGGATTTTTAGTCTAAGGAACTCTAGACTTAATTATTATATCACATGACGTATACTCATGGTCATATCATCCCTCTCGTAGGGGGAAGTGTTGTAGGAACTTCGATTGCCCTTCAGTCAGATCCGAAGTGGATTGCATCTTGGGGGAGTGTATTTGGTGCGAATGTCAGTACTGTCTCAAGTACATGGATAAGGTGCCATTTTACGATTTCGATGAGAAGAACTATCCTACTGACTATGTAGATATTGTAACGTCACTTCCTCCATGCGCTGGGCTCTCAATGGCCAACACCACCTCTGGGGATAAAGCAAACAACCCACGTGGATGTTCTGCTCCTAGTAACATGCATATGTACAATGCTGCTGAGTTTGCTATGCAGAAAATTGCTCCTAAGGCAATTATGGTCGAGAACGCCCCAACTCTCTACTCCAAGATGGGAGAGGAGTTTGCAGAAAGAATTAACTCCCTCGCCCAGGCAAATGGCTATACAATGAGTTTGGTAAAGACCACCTCGATTAATCATGGCGTGCCACAAGAACGGACAAGAAGTTTCTTTTTCTTGTGGAAGGGTAACAAGGTCCCGGTCCTTGCGCCAGTTAAAAAAGACTTCCTGCCTTTCCATAAATTCCTAGGAGAGGGACATTTCGCTCCTACGGAGTCGGTGTCAAATAATAAAAATCTTCCTAGTGCAGACCCCCTCTGGCAGTTTATTGAGTCTAAGTTTACCGGGTCTACAAAGCAGGACATTCTAGCTCATGTTGCCTCTAAGAGAATGACGTCCGTATGGAACGTAATCTATGACTCAGGGTGGTTAGAAGAAGCCGCTAGAGTAGTCAAGGATGAGAGAGCAAGTCGCTGGCTCAACTACACCTTGGAGAAAAAAAGAGCCGGAAAGAATATCATGGACGGAAGTATGAAACTTGCATGGTATAGAACACAATCGCTTATGTGGAAAACTCTTCCTCATCTGATGCATCCCCATGAGGACAGATGGTTAACCGTTTCTGAGGGTCTAGCCCTCATGGGTTTCCCTGATGATTATGCCAAAAAGGTACAAATTCCAACTAAGCATAGTAATGTGATTTGCCAGAATGTTCCGGCATGTACTGCTGCAGACTGGATTAGAGAGATTGCTGAAGCTCTAGATGGTAACAGAGAATGGATCGATCCTGAGACCCAAGGAGATGGCACATACAAAATCTTAAGGCAGAATAATACTGCCTCTAAAGATCCGATGAAGTCCCTCTGGGTTATTTAGTAAATAATTCTACTCTTAATTTCTATCATCCCACCGAGTAACTCTTGAGCCGTGCTACCATCTGGCTCATGAAAGATAATCTCGGCAGTACTGACCACAAATTCCTCTGGGGTTTGTGGCTTTTCCATATATTTCTTTTCATAGAGTTCTATGGCTTGGTCTACAGTTGCTTCTACTCTAGCTTCTATAACTTCATCGACCTGGGTAAATGTTTTTTGTAATGCCTCAGAGGACGACCACTTTCTCTGAACAAAGTCAACAAGAGTTAAGAGTTCCTTACGGGACAGATGGTCGTCTTTTATAGCTCTTAAAAACATAGAGATGATTAGTCTTACTTCAGACTCAGAGTAGTCTTTATTCAAACCATTTCTAAGCCAGAAAATATCCAACTCGTCAAATACCCGTTTTAATTCCTCTCCTTTTATTTTATTCAATACTCTACGATTAATAAAATCAAGTAGAGGGTCAATAATTACTTCTAAAATACCCCAGATAAATGCAGCGGAGATAACCGTCGATTTTTCCGAAGGTCTCTTTTTGCCAAACGAGAAGTAAAAGTCCATTACTACAATAAAAAAAAGAGGGAAGATTCCTCCTCCCTCCGAACTTTAATCTATTAAGCCATAAAGCAAAACTCTTTCCACTCTGCCATATTTGTCTGAGTTATGGCAATATCTAGGTGAGTACGTGGTTGAACAGGCCTACGAATAAGTTTCATTCCGGTATGCTCTAGATACTTATCACTTTTCCTAATATTACAAGAAGAGCAAGCAACAACTAAATTATCCCATGAGTCTGTACCACCTTTAGACTTAGGAATGATGTGATCGATGGTCAGTTTACGAGTGGATCCACAGTATTGGCATTTGTGTCCGTCTCGTTGATAAATAGCACTTCTAGTTGGTTTGTTGTTTTTTAATTTTGTAAAAGGAATCTTGATATATTCAAGAAGTCTGATTACTCTGTGATTAACAAGTTGTGCTTTTTCCTTTAAAAGGAGAACAAATGCCCTCTTCCATGAGGTTATGTTTATTGGTTCGTAAGTTGCGTTAAGGACAAGGATCTGTCCTTTAGCTATCTTGCTTAAAAAATCCTTGTCCATTGCATCGCTCACATTCTTCTACGTGGTTAGGGAGGATTTTACCCTCCAGAGTTGATTGTTGGAGGATTATAAATCCTCTCCCGTCACAGAAATGGCACTTGGTTTCGCCAAATGCCCTGTAATCTTTAGCCATTGAAATCAGCGGATTTGCAATTACCCTGCAGTTCTTCGGTGGGATTCTGCGAAGCCTCCTCAGTACCATTAACGTTGTGGTCTTTTCGCTTGGAGTTGTAATTCATTTTCTTAGCGGCAATTTCTGCAAATTCTTCGCCACTTACGCCAGCATATGCAAGTGCTGCTCGGTGGAAGAGAAGGATATCAAACATCTCAGCGATAAACTCCTCACGGTTCTTGTCGGAGTCGAGGAAAGAAGGCTCGTTATTCTTCCAGCTTCGGCGAGGGACATATACCCGAGCCTCGATTGTTTCTTCGATAAGATGTCCCATGTACTCGATTACTTTCGCGTGGCGATCTTCCCGAGAGAGATTTTCATCAAGTGGGCCGGGTTGACCAGCAGCTTTTGCGTATTTTTGCTGAGAAGCATAGCCTTCATTGATGAACTGAGAATAGTCGAAATTCATGGAACTGATTAGGAACAATGTTTACTTGTAGATTCTATCACGGATTGGGCGTGAGATCAACCCTCGCAGGCAGCACATTCACCATATTGTTTTTCGGGAGTACCGATCTTTTCTGCCAGTTCATTATATCCTCCGATGTGGTGTCCATTAATCCAGATCTGAGGAACAGTGCGGTAAGGAAACTCTGAGTCTGGAACTTCAGATCGGTCAATCTCTTCAATCTTGTAATCTTTCGACCTGAGAAGGGATTTTGCCATGACGCAGTATGGACAGGTTTCCTTGGTGATGATCTTCGCGGTTTTAGATGAAGTCTCAAGCTTTTTACGCTTTACAAGAAGAGAACTACTCTTGAGATAGTAAAGGGACTTGAGTCCTCCTTTCCATGCACTGAGGTGGAGTCTGAAAAGATAATCAGGAGAGGCTTCGGGATCAACAAAGAGATTAATTGATTGCCCTTGGCAGACAAATTTTTGGCGATCGGATGCTTGTTTAATCAATTCAAACTGGTCAATCTCCCGTGCAGTCTTAAATACATCCTTGTGATAATCATCAAGGAAGTCTAGATGTTGCACCGATCCACGGAATTCTAGAATTGACTCCCAGGTCTCCTCGGTATTACGGCCAATCGATTCAAGATACTCAACGAGGTACTTGTTTTTACGAACAAAAGTGCCCTTAGCTTGCTTAGCAACATAATAGTTGGCATCGATGGGTTCGATACCTTCACTTCCAGCCCCACAGATCACAGAGTTAGATTTGGTTGGAGCAATAGCCATGAGGTGGGTATGACGGAGGCCAGTACCTTGGCACCATTCAGGCTCGCCATAAGTGGCAGCCATATCTTTAGAGGCTTTAGTTGCTTTTTCTTTGATGAACTCGTGGACTTCGATGTTCAAAGAACGAGCGGTTTCAGATGCAAAGGGTAGATCTTTAGACTGATAAAGAGCATGAAGACCCATGGTCCCAAGGCCCAGAGCACGGGATTTACGGGCGAAGCGTACGGCTCTTCCAAGAGACGTGAGACGTTCGGCCTTGTGGCAGAATTCTTCAACGACAGCATCGAGGAGGTATACAGCCAGTTCAGGGGCAGTTTTGCCAGTTGCTGGACCTGTCCAATCTTTCCACTCCTCCCAACGCGAGAGATTCAGTGAGGAAAGTACACAGACGAAGGTATGGTTCTCATCGGTATGAAGGAAGATCTCAGAGCAGAGATTGCTAAGTTTTACACTAAGTCCACGTTGCGTATAGCACTCTGGATTGGCACGATTGGCATTATCAATAAAGATCATGTAAGGGGACCCGCTAATCATTCTAGCTTTAAGTACCTCGCCAAAAATCTTTTGCTTATCCCTATCCCCACGGATCATACTCTCCACCCACTCATCAGAGATGGTTACAGCGATGTTACTATCAATAAAATCGCGTGGGTCACCTTGCGAGTGGTCTTTAGAACGCAGTACTTCAGGCAGGTCGGGGTGGTCAATGGGGAGGTAGAGTGCAAAACTGCCACGTCTCACACCGCCTTGAGAGACAACAGAGGCACATTGGTCATACTGTCTCATCCAAGGCACAATGCCAGTACTCTTACCTCCAGAGGAAATAGGCGCTCCAGCGGGACGAATGTCCCCAAAGTAAGTTCCTACTCCACCTCCATGTTGAGAGAGTGCTGCGGATTCTTTGAGATGGGAGTAAATGGATGGGACAGAATCAGAGAGGTGGTTTGAGTAGCAACTGATGGGCAGCCCTCGTGAAGTACCGAAATTGCTTGCTACTGGGGTGGCTAGACCCAAGAATCCCTTCCAAAGCATCTCAAAAATATCTTGGGAGATCTCAGGATAGTTGAGAAGTTTGGCAGCTTGATGGGAGACCCTCTCATACATCCCACGAGGAGTCTCACCTTGATAGAGATATCCACGTGAAAGGGTATCCACGGCTTCCTTGCTCATCCATTCCGGTACTTGAAGTTCAGGCATTTTATCAGAGTTGGTAGTTTATTTTATCATGGAGCATAGCAAACTAACCCAACAGTAACGGTAATGTTACTAGGTTGTTAGGTTAGGTTGTTATTGAGTTTTTATTTTGACTTTTTAATCAGTCCATCATCGTGGGCTTGTTGGACGTTCTCCGACCTAGTTCCCCATTTGAGATTTGAGATGGCATTATTAGTCCCATCATTATCTTTATGTAAGATGACTATATGTTCACCCTTGGGCTTAGGAGGACCAAAAAGTTCCATAACCATCTGGTGTAAAGGTGGTTCTTCTCTATTTCCATCCCAGGTGAGATTCACTCTCTGGTGTTTGCGGTCATCGTCTCTTGGTTTACGGACCTCGTTACTTCCCTTTCTTCTTACCTTTCCAGTATTACTTACCTCGTAAGGGGAACTACGCCATTGCTTCCAGACTTCTTTTGAGTCAGAAAAATCTCTTCCTCCTTGTTCCCTTCCTCTAACCCTCCACCCATCAGGGGTACGAAAATTATTCATGCCATCTCTCATTTTTTAGACCTCCCTCTCTTATATCCTTCAGGTACCTCATTTGGAAAAACCATTAAAGAATTGCATCCGTCATTTACCCATATCTTTCCCTTTTGAGGATTTTTTCTACTTCTTAGTTTATCTTTTACTTGCTCACTTTGCATTGCCTCTTTTATTCTTCTAGATTTTAATTCTTTTGTAACAGGATCATTTTGACTTTTCACCTGAGAAATACTTTGTCTTACTTTCCATTCATTACGTGAATGGACTGCACCATTCAATTTCTTTAAAGAGATAGACTTTTTAAGTTGAGACTCCTTTTGTTTTCCTATTCTCTTCATCTGAGATGAGTGATTTAATTTTATCTCTTCATTCTTTAACGCTTTTCTTATATTTTCACTTTTTTTAATTTTAACATCATGCCTATTTTGGCATTCTCTTTGAGAGATAGACATTTTTAATTTAGTTTTTTCGCTATGTTTTCTGCCAGTACAATCAAATTTTACATCGGTCTGATATACCTGATTAGCAAAATTTGAATCATCTTTTACTCTAAAAACTCTTTGCCATTGAATCTCTCCTTTTATTGCTTCTTCAGCGGTCTTATAATAGGATAGGATAATTTTATTTGTTGGATTAAAAGACGTGTCTGAAAAAGACCCTAAATAATTGTCATAGGGGTTTAAGCAACTTCTTTTACCTATATAATTTCTTCCACCTTTTGAATCTTCAAAAGAAAGATACACAAAATGGTACATTATTCCGCCATCCTTTCGCAATAATCATCAAAACCGCCCTTACCACCACATGGGCGGGAGTATCTGTCTTCTGGTGGAGTGGTTACTTTGGACGTTCTGGTTCTGCGAAGATACTTGTCGGCTTTAGGGTCAGTGATAAGGCACATTGTGCCATGATCCCTCGCCATCAAGACGTCACTTCTATCAGGATTCGGATGTATTGCCATGAGTTTGTTCTTCTCTAGCTTTGTTTAGTAGATAAAAATCTTGGGCAGTTTCACCATCATTGAATTTGATCTGATAACCGTCAGATAGCTCAACTACCCAGTGGCCTTTAATGCAGATTGGTTCTTTGATCATCTGTTAGGCAAGAACGAGGTCCAAGGCGGAAAGATCTACAGCCATAAAATCTTGAGAGACTTTGGCAACGTAGTTAGCACCATCTTTAGAAGCAGCAAAGAAGTCCGTACTACTTGCCCCTTTGACCATCGGATCAAACCAAGAGGAAATTGATTTTGCCTTTGTAAGTTCTTCGGTGGTTAGTTTGAACATCTGGTCAAGGCCGAGGAGAAGTAGGCGTTCGTTTGCTCTGTTCTTAATATAAGCTTTCAACTCCTCAGCATCGATTGAGGAGATATTTGCTGAATTAAAAATATGGTCAATAAAGGACGATTCTTTGTCAACTACGAGTTGGAAACCTTCATAGATCGCCTGACGGTCAGCGTCGGAAAGTCCGGTTTCCTCCACGAGTCTCTTGAAGAGTTGGCAACCTGCCTCAGAGTGAGTCTGCTCATCGATAGCGCTCCATGAGATGATCTGGGCAAGACCTTTGTACCGGCCATCTTTATTGAAGCTGAGGAGCACAGCAAATGAACTAAATAGACTTACGCCTTCTCCTGCTCCAGAGAAAACAGCAAGGGACACCTTGTCTGGATACTTGGAAAAAAATGTATCGATCTTTGAGCAGGCGACAGGATCGTTGATGAACTCCTCATACTCCTTGAGGCCGAGGACATCATTGAGGTAGGAGTAGGCGGCAGCATGGATTGTCTCAAAGAAAGAGAATGCTTTAGCCATTGCCTGGATCTCAGGTTTAGGGAAGATGCGGCATACCTCATCAGCCCAATAACACCCAATACCTAGCTCAGCACTAACGAACCCTTTAAGAATCCCAGCGATCACAGCCCGCTCATCAGGCGTGGAGTTAAATTGCCAGTCACGAAGGTCTGATTCCATGGCAACTTCTTGATGCCTCCAGACACTAGCCACGGTCCGCTCATAGTAGTCATAGAATTCTGGGAAATCAAACCCAGAGTCCTTCTTGAAGATCATTTTATTGTGCTCTAGGATACTGGACATGATTGGCGGTTTGAGTGAGATTGAAAAAGAATTTTATTATATCAGATTTCTGACTCGGGATACACGTAATGCATCTGATCTGAAATAGAAGCGGGAAGAGTTACATTAAGAACCTTATAGGCAGCTTCTAGGGCCTCTTTACGGGTTGATTTACGAGGACTCTTATAGGTCTCCTTGTTGCCACGGAGTTTGGGAATCACGGAATAGAAGTACTCCTCGTCGGGATGGGTCACGAGGTAGTAGTGGTAACCTCTCTGTCTACCATCCTCAACAACTACCTCTTTATCTTCTAGATGGAGTTGACCTACGTCATAAGGTTGGGAACCTTCAGGTTCTTGTTGATTAGCCTCTTCTCCGCCATAGGAGCAATGGTCAGAAGATCCTCTTTCTGTTTTAGCAGCACCGAATTTCCCTTCTGGATCGACATATTGGGAATGGTAATCATCTTCGCCAGACTGTGGACCAGGCGAGACTAACTCAACATTTTTATTTGTTTTACCGGTGTCTTTACCAGGCTCGGCATATTCTGCCACTCCCCAGCCATCTGGTACTCTTAACTCATTATCCATAATAAACCTAGTGGTAATATGTCTTTAAACTATAAAGCCCCAGAGGGAGGTTAATCCTCTAGGGCAGTATTTCAATCTCTTAATAGATCAGAAATTAAGGTTAAGTGCAGACTCATCAGCCTCTTGTTGAGCCAACAGAAGGGTGGAGCGGATACGAATCTTACCCGAATCGAGTTCTTCTTTACTACGCAGAGTGAGGGTAGCGGGCTTTTCGCGATTGATCTCGGGCTTGGTAGCCAAGAGAGGACGGATGGAGCTATGTGCCCATGCGCCAGAAACCTTACCCTCTTCAGGGAGGTTATCAATCAGAATACGATAGGTCAGACCATAAGAAGTCTTACAGGGGTAGTAGCCGACAACCGAGTAGGGAGTATTTACATCCAGCTCACGGAAATCGACTTCTTCATCGGCTTCAATGCGAGGACCGGAAGCAGCACCTTTTGCAGTTACGGGTTGGAGTAGAGCCACAACATCCTCGGGCTTTTTCTTAAGAAGAGCGTTGAGGGCTTTGGGTTCAGTGGGATTTTCCCAGTCACTGAAACGTACTGCTACAGGGAGGACAGTTTGGCCATCTTCGGTATCAACAGAGATGAAGAGGCAGGGGTCTTCGCCTCGGCCAGAGAAGTTAAAGGAGCCAAACTCGGCTTCCATCTCACGACCATCGGCAGTCATGAAACCGCCCTTTGCGATCTCAACGGGGATGAAGCGGGGACCCCATTGAACGTAAAGTTTACCAGTCTCAGTACCCTCGACGCCGTCAGCACCAACCTTAAGGACGGGGCCGAAGAGACGGAAGTACACGCCATCGCGGGCTTTGATGAGGAAGGTGTTCTCATCAAGAGGGAGTTCTTGACCGGTCAGAAACTGGAAGACAGTATCGAGTTCCTTACGCATAGCCTTAGGGAGGTTTGCGTTAGGAAGCTGAGTATAGTCAGCATTATACTCACGGCCAGAGAGCGGAGCAAGTTGAGGAGCATTGGTGCTCAGGTCAATGGTCGTAATGTTGAAAGTTGCCATGTTAATTAATTCTCTTAGTGTAATGGTCTCTTGGAGGAAAGATCTCTCTTTGCTCACTTGGATATTCTATCACAGACACTCGCCAGAGGGAGCGCCTGTTACATTTCTTTAAACTGATTTTTTATCCGACTCACAGTGAACTAGATAGGTCTGAGCCTCAAGGCGGAGGGAGTAGAGTTGAGTAGAGAAGGGATTGAGGGAACAGAGAGCTGGGATGAAAAGTACCAGTCTGTCCCCCACCCACCATTGTCTTTCAAATGGGCACTTAGATGGGATAGTATTGACCCATTTATTGGCTAGTTCTGGTGTCCAGACTTTTGGTCTGAGCCAAGGCAAATAAATCTGAGGGATTTTTTCAACTAACCCTCCCCACCATTTAGGTGGTCGGGCTTTACGCCCAGAGGAGGAGATCGATGTAATCATTATATTGTGGATAAATACCAGCTTCTAGTAAACGCGTTACCGGAGAAGTTAATTTTTTTAGTTCTAGCTACAGAGAAGTCTCTAACAAATGTGTTATCAATTTCCAAACCGGCCGGCTTAGAACTATTATATGATGTAAACCATACTCTCATGTTTTTATCATCAATTCTTTCTCTTTTAACTAAAGAGATTTTATAGGTATCCCCAGAAGCTGTTAGATTCTGATTTATTTCAAACGAAATATTCGAAGCATCCGCATTGACAATGGTTGAGTCACTAAACGTTACTAAATAATGTTTTTTATTAGTTGCGCTTAATGTACTATATCCTTCAACTTCATTACCTGGATCATTTACAGCCTGTGGGACAATCGTAACTCCTTCATCCGATAATATACTGGAACTGCTTGTGGTATTAGTTTCATCATCGAAGATGTGAACTAAATCATCTGTTTGTTGCGCATTTTGTTCGTAATTAATATAAAACCATACACGTAAACTATTAACTGTTCCAGCTACTTTTTCTTGTTTGAACACAACTGGAGGCGTATTTAATCCATCGGCTGTTACGCCTTGACCTACAGAAATAGTGATGTTATTCGCGTTATCGCCAATGATCTCTGTCCCATCATTAAAAGTAACTAAATAGTGCTTTCTATCTGTAGTCCCTAGATTTGTATTTGAACTTGGATTAGATTCGCCATAGGGACTGATATAAGTATCATCTTCTTTTAAAACCTCAACGGTGATATCAGAGTCAGTGACTAAAGATGTTGTTCTTCTAGAGTTTTCGTCCATTAAATGTAAAACTGAGTAGTCTGGGCTAACTACTCCTAAGTCATCCTCTGGTCTAAGTGCACCTGATATTCCTCTGAATGATGAGTAGCAAACAGGAGGAGTGATTGATAATTTAGATGCTTTGAGTGAAGGAATTCTAAACCTAACTTTTTCAGAATGGTCCTTATAATCACTAATACATTTCCCATCAGCTGAACTATCAGCTGTATCAGGTACCCATACATTACTTCTAATAACAGAAGAGCAAATTGGACCAGTACTTTCAACCGTATTTCTTACTTCAACTACTTCAACAGTAATATACTGGTCATTGTAATCGCCCCCGCCACCATCTTCATATTGCCATTGGACTTTATTACCGCCATTTTTAGAAATAGCCACCCCAACCGTACAATAAGGCCATGGTGAAAAAGTTTCTATGCCTGCTTCTACACAATAGCAATATGTCGAACAGTTTTCTCCATTTTCATCACATGAGGGATCGCATTTCTGAGTGTAGAGTTGGCGCCAAGGTGCTGGGCCGGGAACTGAACTGCAAGTAAACTTGTAATCGTAGTCTCCGCCATCTACATTATAGATATAAATAATATTTGTTCCAGAAATATTTGGATTTGAATATGGCTGCTTGGAGTAAGGGAGGCCTCCAGGATCAGGACTAATATCTGAGCAATTTGGGATATTAAAACTAAATCCTTGAGTCCATGCAGTCCCCTCGCCAACTTGGTGAGTTACTTTAAGAGTAACCAACTTATTGGCATAATTTTTAAGATTTAGAGTAATTTCACTCCCAGCTGCTGTAATTTGTAATCCGCCAGGAGTCGATACCCCTGGGGGCGGGCTACCACAGGTAGGTGGAACAGACTCAGACCAAGGACCAGGGCTACAATCTACTGTGACCGGCGGCGGCGGCGGTGGTGTTCCGCCATCCGTCGGGGGAGTGGTGGTAGAATCGAATTTTTTTGGTTCAGTAGTACTAAGTGTTACTGTAGCATTATTGTCAGTACCATCATCATCATAAAATGATAACTTGGAATCGCTCTCCTTATTAAGTCTAAGAGGACAATCCTTAGAGGTATAACTTACAGAATAGATGGTATTTGAGTTAGGATCTCCTAATAATTTAAAGCTTCTATCAGTAGAACCACTCTCAGAGCCTCCTCTTTGCCATGAAACGGTACCATTTGCATCGGAAAAAGACAGACTATTTAACGCAATACCCCAGTCATTTGCATTATCATTCCACCAAATGTCTAATTTGCCTTTTACATACTGATACCCAGCTTCTACTACAATTTCTCCATTCGATTTAAATCTTATTCCTTCTGCCATAGATCACTTACCTTCCAGTTTCTTGACTCTTTCAGAGAGTTCTTTAACAGCCTCAATGAGGACCGGGATGAGAGACTGATATGATACTTTGTACATATCAGAAGCCGAGTCATGTAGAACTACCTCAGGGACAACTTCTTTCACCTCTTGAGCAATCAGGCCGAGGTGAGGAACACCTGGGTCATTTTTAAGCTCATAAGATACGCCACGAAGACCTTCAATCTTTGCTAATGAACCATCAATCGAAATAACGTTTTGCTTTAACCTGATATCAGAGAAAGCGCAAATATCTTGAGCAGCTGTTACACTATTAAATACTACATCAGAATTCGTTTCTACAGGTTGGCCAATAGAAATAGTGTACTGATTGAAATCATCTTCTGGATCATCTGGGTCCCCAGCATTAGGCGTAATTCCTACAGTTACTCCAGTACCTCCTTGAACGAATCCTGAAAGTCTAGTATCAAGTTCTTGGGCAAGTTGTAGAGCAGATACAACTACTCTGTCAGAAATACCAGATAAGCCTCTAAGGCCTCTAGCGCCAGCAATCTCTTCACTCTTGGCTAATTGAACAAATCCGGCCTTAGTAGTAGATGCATATGCTTTGTGAGAAGAGTCTATAAATCCAGTAGTTGAGTTAATTTCAGTATCTTTAGAAATGAGAATTTCCCCAGATCCTTGGAAAAGGATTTTACTCTTATCGTTCATTAAGACGGTATTCTTAATGATTACATTATTAAGTACCTGGTTTGTGATATTTCCAGGCTCATTATCTGCCTTTAGAGGAATAGCATATTGCTCACCGGAGCGAAGATCGAAGACCGTAGTACCAATATAATAACTGCCTTCCTCATTCATACCTGTGGCATATACTCTACCACCATTATCCTCAACGATAATTTTACCAAGGGCGAAATCCTGCTCCAAGGGGTCACCTTGGAAGGTTGGGAAAGCAGTATCATAATTAAGATATCCTGTCCATTCCCACGTGTGGCCAGATGCTCTAATAACTGAAGGACGACGAAGTCCAATTAGAATTCCTTCTTCACTTGAGGAAAGTGAATCTCTTAACAGAATCCTTTCTGTGCTAGGAGCAATCGACCTATTACCGTCGAACTCAACTCCTGGCCTATCCTTTAACTTTTCTAAAGCAATTCTAGTAATTGAATTAGCGGGATCTTGAGTTAATTCTGGCTCATCGAGGTCAATATCTGGAAATACTCCCCCAGCGAATACGTCCCTAGCAGTAGATCCTGTTGTAATATAAGTGATATACTTATCAACATCAAGTACTAGTTTATCCTTAGGTACTCCAGGACGGAATACATCATTATATGAGATAACCTGGGTAATCGTTAAAGGATCATCAATTAAATCTCCACGGTTTAAAGGATAACCTTTTTCAGTTACTTGCTTTTCAAGAATGTAGTATGGTTGTGGTCTTCTGATACCAATTTTTTTATCAAATCCAGACAATACTGCTCTATATACCCTTTCATCATTAGTCCTAGAGTCAACACCTCTGATAATCTTAATAGATGTCCTATCAAAAATATATGGAATTTCAGCCACAGTTTGATTAGGAGCTGTGCCTGGAGCAATGACATATTTAAATGCAAAATCAAACTTCTTAAGTAGGAAGCCGTCTCCATCATCGTCATTGGTTTCCTCCACAATCTGTGAAGTATCCACTGCAAAATACCAAGACCCTTCCAGAGAATCCCAGAAAAATACTTTAGATCTAGAGTCTAATTGAGAATATCCAGGAGACTTAGCACTAGGTAGTTTTATCTCTCCAGCATATAAGATTGAGTTACCCGCTTCATCAAATCCAGAGACATAAATTCTACGTCTATTTACAAAAGAAGTTCCTCCAGCATGTACAAAAGTTCCGTCTGATTTTTCTTTAGTATAAGAAAACTGACCAAAGGCTGCATTATCAGCGCTTGGGGGATTAATCTCGTTGAATGGAGTTATATCACTATTGTCAAAATAGATTCTAATTTCTGCCGGTGCTTTAAACCCTACTGCATTTTCTTCGACCCATTTCTTAGTTCTACCATAATTAATAATTAATCCGGTGTTAATTTCCGTATCAACTATAGTAGCAGGACGGTCAGCGAAACAATTATTTAATACCGGGTCTGTCTCTTGGTCCTTCTTACAGGCATACTTTAATGGTAGAGGGGGGATAATTTCTAATAGTCTGGTCCCTCTATAATCACCTACCCCAGAGACACCTTCATCTTGGCTAAAGGATTTATCCTTATATCCGATACCTCTTAAAGAAACATCACCAAAGTCTGAGCAGGAGTTTGTAATTGAAAGGTCAGCTCCACTATCTGCAATAAAGTGATCAGCATTACCGATTACAAAGCAAGATACTATTTGGATAGTAGCATCATTACTTCCTCTGAATCCCCAGTGGCGATATTTAAAAGTATCATTGGGGCTTACTCTATAAGTTTTACCAGAACCAGTTTGTTTGTTTGTAGGAGGATCTAGGTAATATGCCTCCTCATTGTAGCAATTAGGATCTGTTTGTAATGAAACTTGAGTAAAGTTGGCAGTTACCATCGACTTGAAGCCGGAAACTAGGGCCCCATCAGCCCACATTCCGCTAAGTCCAAAGATAGATCTTACAGAACAGTTGAATACGTAAGGAGATGAAGATCTGGTGGAGTTAATATCTGGTAAGTCAAATGGTCTTGAAGAGGAAGAATCATCTCTATATAGTTTAGTTGGACCAGGGTAGGAAACTGGAGAATTATCTCTAGAGTCAGAGAAAGGTAGTCCTGTTTGGTTTTCTTCTTCGTCAGTTTGTCTAAGATTTTTGCTTTGAGGTATTGGAGCAACGATAGTAGTCTCAGCATTAAGAGCTTCAAGTCCTTGACCTCCCCAGCCATCTAGAGTATTAAATAGAGAATTTAATTTCGTATAGTAAGATACTTCATCACCTGACCCTTTAATTTCGGCCTCAGACGCAAAAGTTACTGAAACTACAGTGTTATGAGAACGAGCATACTGAGGGTTATCAGTAAATGTGAGTAGGGAGATGTATGTACCGCCAGTTACTTTAAATATAGCAGTTTTCTTTCTTTGAGGCTCAGTAGTAGTTGGAGTAAGTTCGGGCACATACATGGGTCTAACCCGAACTTTACGTAGATCGACTCCGTCAATGGAAATACCTCTAGGTACGATTAAACCGCCACTCGATGGGTTGATAATTGAAAGATTATCATAATAAATCTTATCATTAACCAAGAAAGAACCACTAACATATTCCAGAGTAATACTCCAGATAGAAGAATTAAAGTCAGTTTTTTCTATTTTTACGATGTTTCCAACACCGCCACTCTCAGAATAAATAATTCTTCCTAAGTTAATAGCATTTGGTGGCTGAGTACTAGTGGCGTTCAGTGAATCGATTTGAATTTTTAACGCTCGATCTTCTTTTGAAGATTGTAATACTTCAAATCCTGTGTCCACTCTCTGGACGTAGTTACTTCCAGTGGAGAGTGCTGGAACGCTGCTAGTACCAGGTGAGTTATCAACGTAATAATCACCTGGAGCTAACTCGATCATCACGCGGTCATAACGATCGTTATATTGACCAGCTCTACGACTTTCTCTTACGGCTTCGATAAGTGCTCTTTCGATAGATCTAAACGGTTTATTTGAATCAAACCCATTATTTGAAAGGGAATCTTCACCTGTAGCCGGATCTACATAAATGATATTTTTTACTGTAGCTGCAGTAACCACTCCAGAGGTATCTTTTAAACACCTAGGAGCATCATTAATTGGGATGAGTCCACCTTCCCCATTTGCATAAATAGCTACTTTTTCATAGTACTCTTTATAGCATTTTTGAGTAGATGCCTCATAACGATATATACCATCGGGCGTATTCGGGAAAGTTACAGGAACTACTTGACCATCTGGGCATTCAGTGGCTAGTCTTTGACCGATAAATTCTTTACCACCACAACTCAAGAATGTTCCAAGGACGGGGTTACAATCACCACCGGGGGTCTCCTCAAACTTCCACTCCGATGTTGCGTCATGATAGAAGAGTTCTAGGTGTGAGTCTCTAATATTTACGATCCAATCATCAATAGAACCATTGATCTTCGTCCCATCTCCAGGGCGAATTACTACTGGGTACCTATCAAACGTACCAGAGATATCAACGATAGCAATGCGGTCGGAATCTGTAGGGGAAGATGGTAGGGAGACAATCAACGAACCGTTGGAGGTATCAGCAATAACTCTTTCCCAACTCTTTGCAATGTATGAGTCTTCTTTAATCTCAGTATTTCTAAGAATCTTAGGATATGTATTTAGATTACCGATGTAAAGAGAAGGGCGAAGGTCGGTGTATCCAGCCCCCACATAGTCTCCATCTTCATTAGTGGCTAACGAAGTTCCATCTGCGTTTAAGACTAATTTTGCTAGGGGAATATGGGGATTAGAAACTGACGGCAAGTTTGAGCCGATAGAGATTTTTACTGATTCTCCATCTTCAATATTTTTTCTTGCCTCTTCTTCTGAAATATACAGGTAGTTAGTAGTTAGCCCACTTACTAATTGTACAAATTGTACGCTCCAAGAGATAGGAAGGCCATCCGATAAAACAATACTACCGGCCTCGACCCAGACTCCGTAGACTCCACTGCCCACAGAAGTCTCTATCAAGGTTGGAGGACCCCATACCTTAGCACCAGTAACAGGATCGTAAGACTTTAAGACAATACCATCATGAGCAAGACGGCCGATGGCAGTTTCATTATCTTCTCTAGGATCGGCTACTTCCCAATCCTTAAGTGAGTCCCTTTGACCAATTGCCCATTCAGCATGCTCGGAATTGGTCGGCTCGGAATAAAAATTTGAACGGGAAGTTTCAGCAGAAAAGCTCGTGCCCTTCTGGGTTTCATTGAGGTATTCTTTAGTTACGATCGTTCCATTCTGGAACTGAATTTTATCTAGCATGATCGAGGGTATAAATTAAGAATTAGAGTTAACCCAGAGAACTCTTCCCATCCAATAAGAGTTTGGACCGAAAGAACTCAGTTCTACCAAGATTATTCTTCCTTGGGCTTTGTAAAAATCAACAGGATTATTAGCCATTGGATTTAAGATCTCATCTCCTCCTCCCCAGGTAAATGCTGAGGAATAAGTTTTCCAACTAACCTCACTGCCCCAATCAACTGGATAGTCAAAATAAGTAGAGAAGTCATCTAATGGAACTTCTGGGAATCTGAGTAGTATTCTTTGCTCTCTGTAATACCCAGCGGGGATGTCCAACGGATTTGTATTTGCGATGGGTAAATTATCTGGGGATGATACATCAACCTCCAAATAATTTGAAGTTAAAAGTTGACCAATAGGATGGTTTTTAACCGCCCCGCCCAACTCAACAGGAGTACTAATAGAGTCTCCTGCCCACATCCTACCGTCAGCAACATTGATACATACTTCGCCTTCTTCAAGGTCACCGATAAATGGTTCTTCTCCTGGAAGGAGAGTAGTTAGTTGTTGGAACGTTGCTTCAGCCATCAACAATACAGGTTTGTCTGATAATCTTTAACCTACTTACTATCGTTTAAATTCTAATAGAGCAAAGAGTTTTGACCTTGAAAGTAGGGTATATTACTGATGAATTTAGCACACTGAGTGGGTTAGCCTCAGTTGCCTACGGCAGTGTAGATTCATTCAGAGAAGTTCAAAATCAGATCATAGCAAACTCTCCTACTCAGGTTTTCGATCCCCAACTTCCATCGGATTTTTTCCAAAACTTTTTAGGTTCTGAGGAGTACTTTATCGACGTAATGATTGATACTCTTTTACAAGAGTACGACGATAATGAACTTTTTGCTGATTATGTCGATGAGAAACTAGGGGCAGGATGGGAAAATAAAGTTAGATCTTCTTTGCCTAAAGACCTATATTCAGAAATGGATTCTTTATCTGAATATGGTAATGGTATGAAGGATTACTTGGTAAACTCCTTGGAGTATTCTTTCCCAGGTTATGGAGATATTAATTCTTTAGCGAAAAAAATCATCTCTGATATAACCTTAGATCCTGTCTTTGGACAAGATATTAATTTTATCGCCTCAGTAGCAGGGAATAATCCACATACTAAAGTAAGTGTACCGCCTAAAAATACTACTGTACCTTTACTTGAAACCACTGATCTTGATAAAGATTTCAAAGGGATTTCTTTTACGTCAGGTTATCTAACCCCACAGAGTTACTACTCCGATATTGCTTATCCAGGATTTGAAGGGGCATCATCGGTCCCTGCTTCGTTCAAAGACTCTATTTTTGACGGGTATGTTGGTTATCCTTCGGGGATTTCTCTTGAGACTATATTTAACCCTTCAGGAGCGGAGTCATTAAGAGATATACCATCAGCAATATCTTCAGTACTTACTGATTCTGACGTATGGAACGCGGCGTCTGTCTTGGGACAACTTGGTAATATTCCAGGTCTGAACAAAGCGGACAGAGATATTTACGAAATCAGTCTCATTGGCCCCAGAATTAATAACCTATTGACATACGATCCTGCTACTATGTCAAATGGGGACTACTTTGATACCGGGTCTTTACCCAAGATCCTTAATGCAGATAAGGAAGATGGAGTTCCTATGTCTTCTCGCAAATTCTCCAATACATTCTAATGTCAAACATTTACGGACCAATTCTCCCATTACAGTTAGATAGTCGTAATACAGCGGCTTTAGTCCGTGCTATTCAGACGAGGATCAGTTTGGAGTCGGGTGGGGAGTTAAATGATTTTACTCCAGCTTCTCCTCTTGCAGCGATTAGTGAGGGTCAGGCATTTGCTCAATCAGAGCTACTTTATTATCTGAACAATCTTCCAGAGGCTTTTAGTCTGCAGTGGTTAAGACAACTCGGTATTCAAAGAAGAATCGGGGCTAAGGCTCTAGTGGATATAACATTTTACAAAGTACCTGGGTATAGTAAAGTAGTTATCATCCCGCAAGGAACAAAAGTTTATTCAAATAGTGGCCTTGAATATGAACTCTTAAAAGAAGTAAGAATTCTAGAATCAGAAGATTCAAAAACTATTATTTGCCGCTCAAGTAAATGGGGATCGATATATAATGTTGGTGAAGGTGAAATTAATAAAATCGAACGTGCTTTTGTCGGACTTGAGTCCTTAAGAAATAATGATTCCGCGGCAGGCGGAAAAGATCTTGAGTCCATTAATTCGATGAAGCAAAGAGCTTTTGAGGTATTGAGCAGAAGAAATTTAACTACTGCGACTGACTTTAAAAATGAGGTTACTATTCTTGCCCCAGAAGCCTCGTTGGTAAAAGTATTAACCTATGAGGAAAGATACCAGTTATCTTCAGTACTTTCTGGGAACATAGTTATCTGCATGGGGGATGAGAATGGTAACCCGCTTTCTGATACAACATTGCAATATGTAATTGAATCTATTAGAAATAGAGTTACATTGGGTACTAATGTTTCAATCATTACCCCAGAAATAGTTCCAATAGACTTAGTTATTGAAGTATATTATGACCCCGCCGAGATCGCCGGAAATATAGACTTAAGAGCAAGTCAGATCCTCGGGATAATGCAAGAGTATATTAATCCAATTAACCTACCACTTGGATCAAACCTTTCCTACCAAGATTTACTAAGGAAGATATATGAGTACTCATACGTAAAATCTGTTAATACCTTGGATATGAAACTCATGATCAAGGATAGCGCAAATCTAGAGGGACTTTGCGCAGGGTTTAGTGGAGAGGAGGATGAGGTACTGAGTAAGTGTAATTATAATTACATCGATGTTATCAACTCAGATAATCAGATTTTCTCTGCTCCTTCTGGGATTGTTTCTTATAAATTATATAACGCCCAAGTTACTTTTACTTCAATAAACGATTTTAGCCCCTTAACCTATACTTATACTGATCTATACTTGCTATGAACCTAACAACTTGGGATAGTATAAAGTCGAAAAGAAGAAATCCTTCTCTTTCTTCAGGTCATATTATCCTGGAGTTTGATAGGACTAAAAGGCAAAAAATCTTTGCTCATAAACTTGGGAAGATTGTCTTTGAATCAAGAGACATAAATACCCCCAGAGATCAGGTTATTGAAGTACAGAAAGATAACTTAGATCTGAATGGATTTATATATAAAAATATAGGACATACGTATTCTGATATTGAAGTCACATCTGAGGATGGCGATATCGGTGGATTTCCGATCTATGCCCATGGCCATTCTCTTGGCGGGATCGGACGCGTAGGCATGGAAAGTTGCTCCAGAGATGGACTTACCTGTAAGGAAGGAGAAGGGACTGATGATCTTTGTAATCCTGGAAAATGCCTTATTGGCAAACTCTCTTATGTTAGAAACAAGAAGTGGAAATATGAGTCTTTCAATACTTACAACTCTGGACTTCCAGTAATCTATTATAAAAATGGCACCGAAGAAATCTCATTGAATACTATACTCCGTGGCAAAGCGGCAGGATTCAATAATTCTGAGGTAGTAACTCTCGACATTACGTCCCCAGCATCTAAATATACAAAGATATATCTTCCACCAAAATATTATTTCTCAGAGGATTTTATTGATACTGCGATAAAAGTCATTGATGAAAGACTAACTGTAGTAAGCAATCCTCCCAAAACAAATCTTATAGGCCTAGAGAATAGAAAAGATAGATTTATTTCATCTTTTATTATATCAGTTTATCCACAAAAAACCCAAGGATTCATCTCCGGCGTTTTACATGAGGATGGAGTAAGGGTAGAAATCAAGGATCAGGTACTATCTCTTTTCTCATCACTACCTCAATTATGGTTTGAGCAGTGCTCCAATATTATCGAGGATGAATGGCTATATAGAGAAGCGAGAATTCATACTAATTTCAAGTTTATATCGGTAGTCTATGATAGAGTAAAAGATCTTTTTAATAATATTCTTCAAGTAACAAATAGTTCATTAAAGAGAGGACAACTAGATTATCAAAAGACATCTATTGCACGTCCAGTATACTCAAGACTGCCTGGTATCTCAGAAGCATATCGCTCGGATACATTATTTTCTGATTCGGAGTCACCATCTCAGTGGTTAACTAGCGGAGTCGATGATTTTCTCTCCAAGAAAAAAGACCAGATTTCATCATTCTATCAAGATTACTTAGATCTAGAAACCTGCTCGCCATTAGTCCTTGATTGGCTTGCTCAGCACGTAGGACTCACAGGGGATCTTTGGGATACAAGATGGGAAAGAAAAATCAAAGTAGCACTTATTAAAAATGCTTTTGGTTGGTTTGACAGAGAAAAAACTGTGTCGGTCCCTGGCGTAGGGGAAGTAAAAACTCCTAAGGGCGAGGCACTTAGTCAATTTCCTTTTACAACAAACTCTATTTGGACTTCCGAACCATCAGAAGATAATAGTCTTAAAATCTGTCTTAATGAAATTAATACTATTGAGTATAATTCAATATCTCAAACTTTTACACCTAATAGATATAACTACAAAGGAAAAGTTTATGATACTAATACAAAATTACTTAGTCTCATTCCAACAAATAACTTAAAAGTTTACGATGGTAAATGGAATGGTCTAATGGAGGCGAAAGGTAGTTTACTGTCTTTTGCATTCCTTTCTTCTGTTTTTGATTTAAAGTCTCATATACCGCAAGAGGTAGAGATATCAGGCATCGCAAACGGCTCCAACGACTCTGAAGGAGAATATAAAGTGTTAATAACAAATCCAAGAAATGGTCTAAGAGATGTTGAGACGGAAGCTCCTCCTCTCTGGCCATATAAGCATGATATTCTCCAAGTGGGTGGAGAGTCAGATTTGGGAATTAATAACTTTACTAATCAGATAGTGGCAGGAGTTTCAAGAGTAACTACTCAAGAGGATAGTAGAAATGTATTCTTTAGAGTTCCTTATTATTACAATAGAGGCGGGAAGTCATGGGACCGTGTAAATTACATTGCCAAAAACTGGCTTCCTGATAATCTAAATAAACGCACTCAATATGCTTATTTATCAGCGGATCTTTGGGCAGTAGGTGATGGTTTCTTTGAGCCGGAAATAATCATAGAGGAATGATGGATGGGATTTTTTGACGAATTTCAAGGACTTAAAGAACTCGCTACGCGTAGTTTAGAAGCTATAGGAGGGCCTTTCGGTGATCCCTTTAATGAAATAGGGACTATTGTTTCTGTTTCCGACCCTAAGCGGTTAGGGAGAGTAAAGGCACTCTATGCAGGTATGACTTCAGATTGGATGTACGTCCAAGGAAGCCATAAAGGTCAATTAAGTTCACAATATATTGGGGCCCCTTGTCTTATTTCTAAGGCGGGTGGAAATACCAATGATGCTTTTGTTAGTCAGATTTTTAACAAAGATCCACGTGGTACTGGGGTAGGTACCCCGATCCAACTCACGATACTCGGTGAGCAGATGGAGGCAGGTAATGCCTCTTCTGATCCAGGGATGAAGTGCAATGAGGATAACGCCGGGCGGATCTATCTACTCGAGAATGAGGTAAGTCAAGATGTAGTTATTTGCCTTCGCCGTAACAATACCCAAGAAGGCGGAGACCCCATCTACTCTTGGAAATCTATTACCAATGGAAAGATCGTAGAGAAAGGTTTTGACCCTGGAGTCGTAGAATCGCCTGTAACTACTAACCTCTCTAAACAATCTGGAATGCCAAAATGCTCCAAGGCACTAGAGGGCGATGTGAGGGAATTTACTGAGGATAGAAAATTTAGATCGACAATGTTAACCTGTCGAAGGGATGAAAACGGAGACTTTTCATGGGCGCCACTATCATCTCCTCCGGTTGTATTTCGTACTACACTTCCAGACTGCACTGAAAAGAACCATGGGATGGAAGTGGTTGTTGATACGGGATTGGATTCTGAACTTGCCATCTGCGTGAGATATCAAAAGCAGATGAAGTGGGTGAGTTCTGGATCAAGAAAACCAATTCAATTTTATCCTAAAGACCCACCGCCAAAGAGAAAAGATTTTTTAGCATCTAAAAAACCAATAGAGGCTCTTAAGCAAAATGCATCACCTTCTTCTCAGAATATAGTTGGTAATGCAAAAGAAAAAGTTTTAAAAGAAGCAGGAAGTCAAGTTGCCCCAGTGGCATCTGATCCAGCACTTAAAAAAGCAATGATAGCCGCAAAAGCTCTACCAAAAGAGTTTAATGGGGTTAATATGCTTGGGGATCTTGGGAAGATTGTTATTGCCAGTAATTCTAATCAATCCATTGAGGCGGTAACTTCTAAGATAATTTCAGCAATCAGCAAAGGTGGAGAGATTGATAGTGAACTAGAGAAGATCCTTCGTGCAGCAGGCGGGGCGGGCGATATACTCGCTCAAGGGATTAAAAATAACTCTCTAGATAGTGCTCTGCAGGTAATTGGTAAGACTTCTTTCAACCAAGCATTTAATGACCTGCCTTCTCAGGTAGCTGGGGTGTACTCAGCTTATATGGCCGGAGGGGCATTGGGTGCTATAGATGCTGCAACAATGTACGGAATGTCTCAACTTCCTCCCGAAGTAGCACAATTTGTCTCTCCAGTATGGGACATTGGAAAAGATATCCTTGATGGCCAACCACTCTCAATAAAAAATATCATTGGAAGTGCTGTAGGTGCCTTAGATCAATCCCTACCGGACTCGGTTAATCAAATCATTTCTACGATGGGAGGGATTGACGGGATTTCTAATCTTGTTTCTGGGGACATTATTGGCAAACTTTCTAATGGGGATTTTGGTGAAATTGCTCAATTAGCATCTAATTTTGCAAATCTTTCCGGTATTCCTAATCTTGGCGGATTGCAAGGTGTGCCTCAGTTGGCTACGTCTGCACTTCAGTTAGTTGGGTTAGGAGGGCAATTCACGTCGTTCTTAGGACCAGCTGGTATTGGACTGAGTGCTTTTTCTGCTCTGACGGGCATTAACCCAGTGGCGTCTGTCTTGGGAGGTATACCTGGTTTAGGGGGATTATTTGGAGGTCAAGGAGCAGAGTGTCCATGTGATCCTAAGTGTAGAAAAACAAAACATGGCGAGGACTCAGATGGTAATAAATTACTAGACCCTTGTGGAAGCGTTGTATCAACTAATCATAGTTCATATGCTCCTAAAGGAGATCTTACTAATAACAACAATAATCCACTATCTGATATTTTAGACCTAATACCCACCAAAATAGGCGAAGATTTATGCAACTCTGGAGGGAACCAATGGGATTTAACTCAACTTATCACTGGGGTTAAAAGACTCTCAGAGATGGCTGATAGGATTGAAGGAGCGAAACATGCTGATTGGCCGGAGTTATGGTCTGAATTAACCTATACTTTTGAAGCGATTGAGAAAGGATTTAAGCAGACTGATAATAATATAACTAAGGTAGAGTCTATTGAAAGAAAACTTATAGATGCTCAGTACCGACTTATTAACAAGTTAATGGTAGGTAACACATCGTTCTTCTCCCAGACTCTTTTGAGTATCATTGAGACGTCCAAAGCTATTAAAGATACTTATAATTATGTAAGGCGACTTGACCATAGAAAGAAAGGGGGCAAGGTTGGAGTTGTTCCAACAGACAGTCTTACTAACGTATTTAAAAATATAACAAAAATTGCTAAATTAAACTCTGCATCTAAAAAAGAAGCTTTATTTATAACTAATAACTTTTTAAAGACTGCTCACGGTGAATGGAAAGAGCTAGAGCCAGCAAAAGATCTAGTTGATCTTGCTGACTTTGTCTTAGGACTAATACCTAAAAAACTTCCGCCTACATTCGGTAAGTGTAAAACAAAGCGAGATAAGAATAAAGTGCTTAAGGATTCTTTGGAATCTAAGATAAATTCCCCAGTACCACCAGAACCTGACTCGCTCTTGGGTAACTCACTATCATCTAGATATTCTGATCTTCCCAATTCTGGCCTGTCTCCGTCTTCCCAACAAACAATCTCATCTATCCTAGACCAAATCAATTATGAACAAGGCAGAAGTCAAGAAGGCAGGGCAGATTGTTGAACAAATTTGAACCATGTTTTGAAACTTTTTAGTTTAAAGTAAGTTATGAATTATAGAAAGACTTACTTTAATATTATAAGAAAGGCATTATCTAGAAATAAATGTCCCAATAATTTTTGCGAAAAACATCATATTATACCAAAAAGTATAGTAAAAAATAATTTTATAGTTTCTTTAACTACTAGGGAACATTTCTTATGTCATAAATTATTATATAAATATTTTAGTAAAAGACACGGAAATTTGCATCCTAGAACAACAAAATCTTTGATAGCTTTTTTCTTCTTATCGAATAGACTAAATATAAAAAGATCCAAAGACTATGAAAAAATTAGAAATAAATATATAGAACATTTAAAAAGTAAAAGAAAAACTATAAGAACATTTTATCACAATAAATATGGTAAATTTACGGGTTCAATAGAAGAACTTTGTAAAAAACATCCAGAATTAACTTTCTCATTATTATATTTAGTTTCTTCTGGTAGAAGGACTCATCATAAGGGATGGTGTAAAGACCTAGAAACTTCTAGGAAGGTAAGTAATAAAACTCATTTAAAACGAACAGAATACATATTTGTCCATGACATACACGGAGTATATAAAGGAAGTATATTTGAAATGAAAAAAATATACAAAGATATGAACTTAGATGATTCATATCTTAGGGCTGTACATAATGGAAAAAGAAATCAGCATAGAGGATGGAGGAGAATAGATTTTAAAGAAAAAAAGATAAAATGGTATCATGAAGAGTACGGAATAGTTGAAGCAAAAATAACGGAATTGAGTAATTTATATCCAAATTTAAAACTAAACAAAGCCCATTTATCTAGAGTAAATAGTGGGAAATTAAAACAACATAAAGGTTGGAGAATATCAGAATGAATAAATCTCAGGTAAAATTAGAAAAAAAATTAGTTAAAGAAATGGAGGCTAATCTTGCTTCTCTTTCTCCGTCGGATAAGCAAGAACTCCTCAGGCTAAAATGCCGAACAGATTTTTTAACATATGCCAGATTTATTACATCTGAAGTGCCTATTGCTGGTAAGTTCCAACCCTTTAAAGTCCATGAGGTGATTGGTAACTTCCTGCAGAGGATCGGTGACGGAGAAAAGGAATATAAGCAAAGTGCAATTTCCCTTCCTCCTCGTACTGGGAAGTCTCTACTCATCTCCAAGGTATTCCCATCTTGGCAAATGGGTCGTAGTCCTACCGCTCAATTTATCATGAGTTCATATGCTCTTCAACTCACTAATGAGAACTCCAGAGCTGTTATTGAGTATGTCTCTCATGAGAGTTTTAAATGGTTGTTCCCCGAGTGTGAGATTGATAAAGATAAGTGTAATCTTAGTGCCATCCGTAATGGCAATGGCGGATTGATTAAAATTGCCTCGGCGGGCGGCAGTGTTACCGGCTTTGGCTTCGGAGTGATTAGTGATGATGAGTTGCCTGGAGTTGGAATTCTTGATGACCTTCTGGCGGATGGTAACTCATTGACGGTTATGGAGAGCACATTTGCTTGGACACAGGCACAGTTTCTCACTCGTGGTCTTCCTAACAACGCCATCATTTCCATGGGCACGAGGTTCCATGTCGATGATGTTATTGGCAGGTTGTTGAAAGCCGACCCCGAAGGCTGGAGGGAACTCAATGTTCCAGCTCTATGCGTCGATGAAGAGAACGATGTACTGGGGAGAGAGTTGGGTCAGTCTCATTGGCCAGAGTTCTTCCCCGTAGAGAACCTTGAGGCAATTAAAAAATCCATTGGTGATAAAGACTTTAACTCTCTATATCAAGGAAGGCCGGCGGGTGAACAAGGGGCCATATTTAAAGAACACTGGTTTGAGTACCATAGTAAGAATAAAGGCAAGTATTCTTATATCTATGCCACCATTGACACGGCGTATAAGGCCGATCGTATGAATGACTTTACGGCCATTTGTATTTGGGGATATGATAAACGAGAAAGTAAATTACATTTAGTTCACTATATTCTTGAGCGAATGGAGTTCCCAGATCTTGAGAAGATTTTCCCACAGTTGGTAAAGACCTGGAAGATTAGATGTATATACATCGAAGGTAGAGCACAAGGTGTCCCTCTCATCCAAACACTTAAGCGGACTATAAATATCTCGATTAAAGAATTAGTACCTAATAAGGATAAAGTACTTAGGGCCAATGCTATTGCCCCCCTTGTCGAGGACAATCTAGTCTCCCTATACGAAAACCTTCCTAACCTAGGGGAGAGGATGTCTGAGTTGACATCTTTCCCATATATCAAAAACGATGACTTTGTCGATGCTTTTGTCTATGGCATTACCGTCTATCGCGATGAGATCATGGGTGGAAGGACAGTTCATGGCGGAGATAGGCAGAAACTTCCTCGCTTGGTCCATGATCCGTTTTATAGAGGCGGGTCCCGCCGTGCCTCTAGTGATATTGGAAAAATAGTTACTAATACCAACCCTAAATCGTCTGCAACACGATACCTCTAATGGTATAATACATAGCGTATTACTTGCAAGGATACAATTATGTCTGATCAACAACAATTTAAACATAGAGTTGTTTTCTTCCACCAACCTGGATGTGCTGCGTGTAACGCAATGAAGCCAGTCTGGGCAGAAACAGCTAATGAACTAGCCGAAGAATATCCACATTTTGCCATTGGATTTGGGGAATGGGACGTTACCACTGATGACTGGGCATTTTGCGACCAGATTGATTGTGATGGGACTCCAAACTTCGCTGTATTTGGAGAGGACTCAAGCCTCCTAGGACTTAACACTGACGGAATTTTGGCAAAGTCCCAACTCAAAGACTTTATCATCGGAGCAGTTGAAAACTCATGAGTATAGAACCCGAAAAGCAGGAAAAACGCAAGTCGCGGAAAAGGCAGTCTGAACGCGATGAGCAAATTATATCACAGATGTGGAAGGCTTCTCAAGTTGCCAGAAAAATCTCCTCATTTACTGGATTGCCCTATGAGGAGCTTAGGGACGCTGCTCTTGAGTATATAGTAAAAATTTACGATTCTTGGGACCAGAGTAAGGGCGCCAACTTCTCTACCTGGGTGAATAGGTGTCTGCAGTTTCATATGCTGAATTACCTACGAGATAATTCCCGACTAGTTAAAATCCCGCGTTCCTACTCCGATTTGTATCTTAAGATCCGCAAATATACAATTGCTGATCCAGACATCTCCGATGAGCAGATTGCAGAAAAAATCCAGGTCCCTGTGAAAAAAATCCGAGCAGTTCGCCAAGCATTTGCTATGAGTTTTTCTCCTGTCACCGAATACTGTAACATTATTGAGCCAGAGTATGAGTCAGAAATGACAATGGGGGATTTCATGATGAGCCATCGCGACCTTCTCCATAAGATTACTGATTTAGATCCAGTTGACGAGACTTTTCTCATGGATTACCTTGTTAAGAAAAGATCGGTATCAACAATTGTCCGTAAAAATCCCCATCTTAAAAATGCGGATGATATTAAAAAATATTCAGAACAACTTATTGAGTTTATCCTATGCGACGCGTCATATCCATCAAAGGTAATGAATACACGAAGGGAGCCTTTGAAAAAAAGTGGACAGAAGTTGTCAGTGGAACAGAATGCAACTACTTTGTAAAAGACAACGATAAAGACTTCTTAGATAGTGTAATAGAGTTAATCCCTAAGTGGAAAGTAATTAAGGACCGCGGGGAAGTTAAGTATAAAATACGAAATAAAAAGTTCCAAGGCAAAGCTGTAAGAGGCGTTGTCATGGTAACTTCTCGGTCGAAGAGGGAAATTTGGCTGGGAAAAGGCAAGGTCACAGACGAACTTTTCCCTAGAGTCAAACCAATTCCTGAGTACAAGCAGAATAAAATGGATGTTTTGGTGGCTATGAGACAAATCATCGAGCCACAAATTAAAACATTTAGACTAAGTGTAAATCGCCAGCTTAAAAGGAAACCCATGAGATGCCCTATTCATGGGGTATTTATTAATGCCGGGGAGTTTCATATTGACCATTCTTACCCATTTAAGAGCCTTGTTGAGGAATGGTGCAGGGAGGAAAAGGTTGATCTTGAAAGGATAGATGTGTATTGCCGTGGGACTAAGTGTTATTTTAAAGACACGTCTCTTGCTGAGAGTTGGTTTGACTACCATGCCATCAATGCTAGACTCCAAGCCCTAAGTGCTAAGGCTAATCTCGAAAAGGGATCAAAGTACTACGGATAAGTTACTTCCGTTTTTTCTTCTTACTAGATTTTTTAGTGGGAGGTTTGTTGGACATTTTTTGCGAGGGTTTAAATCCAGTGCCTCCAGGAGTAAACTTTAATAAAGCAAAGTCAGAACTCAAATCAAGGTCTTCAAAACTAAGTTCAAAAATCTCTTGAGCGGCATTTGCCATCATCTCTTCGATCCCTTGAGTTGTCTTCTCGCTAGACAACCAAGGCTTTCTTTTATCCACTGGAGCGGCATAACCCATCTTGTTTGCTATCTCATAGACCCCTTGAGATTTTTTATTTACAAGATGACCTGCGTACAATCTCCCGGTGATTATATTAATTCCCTCCTCATTGTATCGTTTTTTAAGGAATTGGATAACTGCGCCGTCGGGGTTCTGTTTGTCAATATAGCTCTCTAATTCTCTGACTGCAGACTGCGCTCTCGTAATGAAAGCCTCACCAGGTTTTCCTTCAAAGCTTACCTCCACCTGAGCTGATTCGAGAGCTCTGATATACTGACTAAAGTTGTGTTCAGCTTCGCGGGTGTATTGCTGGGAGACTTTAGCGAGTAGGTCTTTTCTTAAAGCCTCTTTTTGTGACTTAATTAGTTGGGACTTAGCAGTCTCAAGTAATTGCTTCTTGGCGGAGTTTAAAACCGCCGCCATTATCCCGCTGGCTATTACTGCTGGTATCATTTATCCGCACGTAATAGTTTTAACTATCTGTTCAGCATATTGTTGCCTTTCCGCTATTCCTCCACTACCAACTTCGTATTTTGTTCTCCATATTTCAGCCGCTGCTGATGCACTCGAAGCACTATTCATACCTTCTACCACACCCCCACCTCTCTTTTTCACTTCCTGTACCATGAACTCAAGCTGACATTGTAATGTGCTTGTTTGGCCACATTTGGCAATAATTTCTGTTTTACGGGAACCTCCCCATTGAACCAACCCATAACACTTTTCTGGTACTCCAGATACTGTAACACAAGTAGTTCCTTGCTTGGAAGTATTATGAACATTATGATCAAATCCACTTTCTGCCTGGAGGTTACCAAGTGCCCCAGCAAGTGCGTTAGGGGTTTTTAAACCTGCAGAATAGAGGGCATTTATAATAGCGTCCTTTTTTGGATCTCCTGTCTTACAATTTGCAGCGGGGAACGACCCAGAGGAACCGTTTGCTCCAGTATCCTCTTGAGTACCAGAACCATACTTCTTGTAAAACTCTTGGGCCTCTCTACAATTTTCTTTGCACGAGTCGCTCAATTTCCCATCTTCCTTCTTAATCGGGAAACATAGATCGCCAATGGATCTTATGTATCCATAGTAATCATTAGTTTTTTCAAACTCCCCGGCGCCTTTCTTCCCTTGGAGATATTCTGAGAATGTCGGAGCTGAGATGACACTATTACCCCAGGCGTTACTTGCCTCGATGTTAACTCTTAGGTCCCCTTGCCTCCAAACAAAATCCACTTCCCCTACAAACCAGTTCCTAAACCTTGAAGGTATCCAGACGCCGGGGTCTGTGGATGGATCTTGGCCACGCGGCCCTCCATTATCGAGCCATTTGTCGTAGTCAGTAACGAAAGACAACACAGTCCGCCCTGGGGTGATTCGCAGGGCACGTGGTACTCCCTTAAAAGAAGTCTCAATAGTCAAAGCTTTATTTGACGGGGCAGTAGCAATAGTTGGTTCTGTATTACCACCTGAGTCAGAACTTGTTAGACCGGGTAGATTAGGAGGGATCGATTTACCTTGAAGGTGAGCCAATCTAAGTACTTTTCCTTCTGGAGTTTTAATAAGAAGACTATTACCAAATCCACCGCCACAACGTTTATCTCCATTAGTACAACCAGTACTCTCTATCTGGGAAACGGACGCTCCGCCAATTATGTATATTGGCGTTCCTTCTGGGGCCGGGTAATCAATACCAGGATATCCATGCCCACTAAATCCTCTTCCCCTAGACTTACCAGCAAATTTTACATATTTGGATACTAGACTATCTAATTCTGTTTCTGTAACAGAATTCCTTGGAACTGCTTCGACATGAACGTGTGATCCATAGGAGTTACCGGTATCACCTACTTTACCAACAAATCCATCAAATCCCCCAGATCCATTAGGCCCTTGAGTAGGTTGTGGGGAAGGAGTGGCAGTTCCAGCATTCCGAGCTTTTTCCTGAGCTATAGATCTCATTACGGGATCCATAAGTTGCTTATATAATGCCTCCTTTTGAGCAGGAGTACCAGAAGTAAATACTCTCGTAGTTCCTCCGTCCATCCTACCTACCTCGAGTATTGTTCCTCCTCTCTTAGGAACGCCTAATCCATCTCGGTGGTTGACACTAAAGGATCCATATGATGATGCAAGGGCATCGTCTAATTGCCAGATTCTTTTTCCCCCTGTTGGTGGTATTACCCCACTATGCCCTGAAGCAGCATCATTGTGGATTTCAATTACCTGTTTGCCAGCACTTGCTGCCTGAGAAGTTTTGCTAAATTGAGAACGTGGATCATTCTCTGGTAGATTTGATGAGGAGGGTAGATACACCTCAATGTAATCAGAGATGCCATATGCCTGGGCATTACGTTGCGCCCATTTTACTAGTTCTATATTTAACTCTCTTTCATTAGGCGCACCTGATGGAAAATCGGCGTGGCCAGCCATCAATAAGACCTTATTAGGTTTAGCAGTTGTAGTTGCTTTCCAGTCTTTGAGGGATTGTTTAGGCGCAGGAGTTACTACGCTATTACCGGGTCCAGTGGGAGCATTTTTGTTTTGGAAGTCCGCGGCAGTCTCAGCAGGAGATGCCCAATTCCAAATAAGTTGAGGATCTAGAGTGGTATACTCGTTAGTATGACCAAGTACATAAAACCTAACTAGTTCTTTTTTATTACTCTCCGATGAACCGATCTCCTGTGAAACTTTTACTTCATCACCTCGTTTTACTTTTACCTTGGAAAGATTGGTAGACTCTTGGTATACATACCGACCGAAACACTTCTCTGACTTATCATCTTTACAAATCTGTAACCAAAACTCAGTCTTAACAACTACCTTCCCCTCCTCTTCCGAGGCACTTTCTACCTTACCTGGGAGATAAGAAATCGCTTGGGTACCATTAGGAGCAATGCCATAAAAGTTTACATCCGTGTATCTTTTATTTTCTACATTAGGACCTGCTCCGGTCCATCCATATCCGGTCTTAAGTGGCCCTTGACACCTCTTTTCACAAGGTTTGAAGAGATCTGGGAAAGTGACTTTTTTTACTTTCTCAAGTGCCTTAATTCTTTTTTGCTTAATTACTTCCTTTAGGGAGTATTTTTCTGCGGCAAAACTTGCGGAGACGTATGGATCTCCGTTGTTAATGCTGGCGCCATTCTGAGTATTTCTTAGAGCAAATGTGGCAGGGGGCTCTCCGTCAATCTGATACGATTCATAGAGACCCTTACCAAGGTAAAATACTGTGCAGCTTCCCACCTGGTCTCCACGAGTGCAAATACTTACGGTATTCCCGTGTTCTTTTATGGGGAGGGAGAGCATTGCGCCGCCAGTAGCCCCGATGAGTTTTTTCATTGCCTCATCAGGAGTAACGCCTTTGTAGATTAATGATCTTGGGAGGATATATGGATCAGTTGTTTTTCCACCTGGAGGAACACAGAAACTAGCTTTATATCCGGTTTCCTCAGCAATTTTCTTTAATGCCTCTTCAACTGACATCCCCTCATCAAACTTAACGTTGATAAGGTTTTGGTTGAAGACTACACTTTTAGGATCAGTTCCCGCCAAAGTCACAGACGGGAAGTTAGCTCCGTGATTAATACTAATTCTATTTACCCTGAAGTAATAATCAGAGCCAAATGACGTGCCATTTACCTCGTACCATAGCGAAATTATGATATGTGCAAAGGTACTTGATAGTTCTCTGGAGGACCCGTCAGAATTAACAAGTGCTGAATCATCTATCGATCCATAGTTAAAACACTTATCTCTTACTGGATCTTGATCCTTACCGCAGGGAGGTAAAATAATGTTATTTGTTTGAGCTGTATTAGACGCTGACCACATTGAAGCAGCGTCAAATAAAGCAGGCCAGGCCGCCCCGGTTAAGTACGGATCGGAGATGGTAACCTGGCAGGTTGATTGACTTATTGCAGATGTGTAGGTGCCTGCCGAATCGGCACCTTGTGAATTCATTGAGGAAAAAGAATTATTCCATTTGAGCTTTACATTTAGCTCTTGGATTTGTTTTTCCTCGAAGACAATAAGCCTCTCAGAATTGAAAGGCTTATAGGCTACTCTAGCTTTGCACCGATACAGACTAGACACATCTTACCTGGATTACGAAACGGCAGTTACCTCAGCGAAGGCAGGCGTGTCACCATTATCCGCTCCGGCATGAGTAATTGTCACGATCTGACCAACCTTAAATCCAGCACCACCATTAGTGATAGCATCGATAGAAATAACCTCACCGGCATCGATAGATACTGTACCGGCTCCAGCTGTATATCCTACGGGATTGGCGGATTCGGTAGAGTTGAATGCAACGGTAATCTCACCATCGGCAGTTCCATCAACTGTATCGGTATATCCACTTCCTCCATCAAGGAGGGTTAGAGTTACGATAGTACCGGTAGGTGCCTGAGGAGCGGGGACCACATCAGCTGTGATATATGAAATGGTCTCTGCGAGGTTGAAAGTGGCTACCATGAAATGGAAGTCGCCATCGCCTGTCAAACCGACATAACGAGTAATGTTAACAAGTTGGTCGTTGAGAGCAGTTTTGTCAGCAGCAGGGACATTTGCATTAGCGACCAGAGCGCCCACAACCAACTCAAGGGCTCCATAAGCAGCACGCTTAGCCTCAAATCCCATCGAAGGCCCACAAGTGAAGAAATTATCTACAAACTGATTACGCGCTGTTGGGGTATTAGAACCAGAGTTATACGAGGAAACAAGAGGTGAGGTGATGGCCTCGGTTAGAAACTCTTGGAAGGAGATTTTATATTCAAACTCCATGCCGATCTTACGATGAAGACCGGTGTTAAGTACGGTTGCCATAGGGTAATAATTCCTATATCTATTCAAAGATCTTTAAACCACATTAGCCAAAGAGAAACTTTTGGAAGTGGGAGAGATAATCTGAACGTCTGAAAGAAGCGAGCGGTTAGAGAGATAGTCCTTCATATAGGAGTAATACTCCTCATGCTCTTTTTTCCTAACTTTGAGTTGCATCTCTAGGAAATAATCGGAACAATTTGGATAGAGGTCATTAACTTCGATAATGTGATGAGGAAGACTCCATTCCCAGTTCCGCTCAATAAGAAAAACTTTAATCGTCTGACTGTAAGCAGAGAAGAAAGACTCGGCGGAATTAGCCCATTCTTCTGAGATCTCGATGTGACGGCGGAACTTCTCATAAAAACATACCTCTGAGAATCCACGATCGCAGATAACTACTTGAGCTTTTTCCTCAATGGCAGATTGAAAAGGATCGAGGTATTGCTGGATGGGAGTATGATGATGAGGTTGAGGTCCAGAGAAGTGAAGTGAACGGACACATACATCGCGGGAGATCAACTCATCTTGAGTATTTTTAACGATACTAGATTTTCCAACTCGATCAGCCCCGAGGACTACGATTGTGTGAGGATACATACTTCTTCCAGCTTACTTACTAAAATATTATATCAGGTTAGTTTGTAAAAGTTAAAAGTTAAAGTTAAAAAGTAACCTCAACTTTTTACCTGAGTAATAGTTTCAGAGTTTAAAGACTAATATAATTAGTTACTAAATAAGAAAATGCCCGCTACTCCACAGCCTCCTTTTCACCGCTGGGGAATTAGATTTACATCGGATTCTACGCATGATAAGGAATATTTACAAAACCTACATGACAATAATTCCTCTAACATGTACCGGGGGGAGTTATTTTTAAATGAAGTTTTAGACGAGGTCTATTATGCAGATTCTACTGGGACAATAAGAAGATATGGCGATCGCTCTGGAGGAACAGTTACTTTTGATCGTATTGATTTCACCGGCATAAGAGAATTTTCAGATGATGCCCAAGCTGCTCTAGATCCAAATCCAGTTCCTATCGGAGGAGTGTACAGAACAGGTAGTTTTCTCAGAATAAGAGTATCTTAATAAGTTTAAAGTTTGTCAGGATACGAAGACAATCTATGTCCCTCCATAGACATATAAATCCATAAGACTCAGAAGAGATTTCTCTTTTTGGGTCTTTTTTCGTATCAATGGAAATTAACCCTCTCATGGCAAGAAAATCCTCTAGACGTCAAAGAATTGAACAAGGCGACATGATTCAGGCATCAAATCCCAAGTTTGAAGAGCATAAACCTCTTCTACCTATGAATCCTTCCCAGGTTGATGCAATGAGGTATTTGAAAACAAAAACTTTGACGATTCTAACCGGGCCTCCTGGAACTGCTAAAACTCTCCTCTCGATTCATGCAGCATGTGAAAAACTCCATAAGAGGGAAATTGAAAAAATTTATTATGTAAAGCCAATTGTATCTACTCCAGGGGAACAGGGTCTAGGCTTCTTACCAGGTAACCTTGAGGAGAAGATTGCTCCTCACATCATGCCGATCCGTGACTCCCTTGCTGTATTTATGCAAAAAGGCAAGGCTGATTATCTCCTTGAGAAAAAAGTCATTGAGTTTCTACCTATTGAGCACCTCAGAGGTAGATCTTTGCACAGATGCATGATTATTGCTGATGAGATGCAAAATGCTACCGCTCATTCGGTAATGACGATCCTCACCCGTCTTGGCGATAATTCCTCCATTGCCCTTCTTGGGGATATAGTCCAAAGAGACCTAGCAAATCGTTATGGCGGTGATGGCTTATCAGATGCTCTTCGTCGTCTTGGATCTAACCAATCGGTAGGTCATGTTAACTTTGGATATAATGAAATTGTTCGTTCTGATTTCGTAAAGTCTGTAATTTATGCCTACTCAGATCTCTACGGTTCAAAATCATAGGTTTAAAGATTATTATTATTATTTGGTATAAGTAAAATACTATGGCTAGATACTCTAGAACAGGAAGAGTAAAAGTATCGACAAATCTACCTCCTCTTAGCCAATTAAAAATACCTTTGGAAACAGAGGTAAAATATAGAGGTTTAGTAAGAGATCTAGCCCTTTCCGATATTAGTGATGCTTCACAGGCTCTTAGTGAAGTTTTACTTGATATCCAAGATCCCGCAGAAAAACAAACTGAGGGAAAATTTTTATATCCAGATCTTGAGATCTTAGATGGTATTATCAACTATGGTCTTAAAAATGAAGATCTAGCCATTTTATCAAATAGTTCTCTTAATTTAGAAACTAAATCTGGAAATTTAGTTCCATTAGTAAATCCTAGACAAAGAATTGCTGATAGACTTAAGCAATTAGAATTCTTCGCTGGAAGAGGCACTGTCTTCCAAGGCCAAGGAACTGCAATGTTTAAGTACACTGTTCCTCTGGATGAAACAGAGGATGGTACAGAGACAGGAAAGTTATATTCTCATACAAACCCTCCTCCGTTCTATACTCATGATTTAAATATTGACGAAAATGATCCAAATGCTCCTGTAGTAAATGGCCCCGATTATATTCCGGCATCCCCCCAAGAGATACTTGACACTCACAGAGTTGGATATATTAAAGATGGAGAGTTTGTTCCAGATATAGAAAAAGAATGGTGGTGGTCTGGAGCTTATAAAAAAGATTATAGAGGCAGATCAGAATATACAACTACAAACGCTCTCATAAATCCCTCATTTCCTGTAATTAGAGACGGTAATATATCCTTTTCTTATTCTCTTCCAAAAGCAGTATCAAACCCATATAATTGGGGCCTAAAAATGGACTTTTGGATGAAGAGATCAATTAGTGGTAGTGTTTTTGGTAAATTTTTAACACAAGTTTCTGGGCACATCAAGATTGATTATTTTGAAATAACGGGGTATAACTCAAGTACAGGAGCAGTGCAGGGCTCTTGGAAGACTGCCCTTGATACATATAATTCGGACACTTACTATTCACAGCCCACGAAGGAATCAGCTACTGATGACTCCTCGGGGTATAGAACGTATTATCTCCAAGGAGGACCGTCTAATGAGTCCATGTCGCTAGAAACTGTCAGTAGTACCCCAACAACTCAAAGAGTAGCTGGAAATGGAGCAAGTTGGGACTATACTGTTACAGTTAGTGACCCTGAAGGAAATACAAAGAAAATCTTCAACGATTATGTCCCTGTAGTAATTAGATATTGGTTCGGACAGGAAGACCCAGCGGAATATGATGCTTTAGTTCTAGAAAAAGGTGAAGAAAACATTACAGCTCGAGACTTAGCAAAATTAAGTCCTGGACTTACTCCAGGATTTGAAATAGATCAAATCCACGCCAATGGAGAAAGTACTAAGTGGAATGATTATAAAGCAATTGTAAAAATAGAAACATCAGATGGCGGTGCTACGTGGCAAGCTACTGATGGAGTCAACCTAGTTAATAATTTCAATGAAATAGCAGAAATTCTTGCTTATTCTACTGAGACGTCCCCAGACTTAACAAATATATACGGAGACGATTGGATTTTATCTCAAGGATTCTTAGGAGCTAAAATCAATCAAACAGACGGCAATTTAACTAGTTCTGATCTTGGAATCTCATCAGGTCCTATTTATGTGGCTCTGACTAATAGAGTCTATAATGCACCTCCTATCGAGTTTAGTGAGCAGGAACTTTGGCAAGAGTATATTTTCCATCCCAACATCCAATATACATACGCCAATAGGAATGATATGCTAGAAGGGATAGGCGCCAACTACGTTGAACCTAATCCTCAAAAAGTACAACTTGAAAGCAATTATGAAGCTTATAAAATTATCTATGGTGAATTACCTCCAATAAATGTCTATAATAAGTCACGATATGATGGAGCTATAGATAATAGTCTGACTGTAAATACTTCAGATAGGGATTATGATTATAGTCATAATAAACTACTTTTTATTGGAAGACAGAAAAAGGATGAGACGATAAAGCCTTTACAACCCAATGAGGTAAGGACCCCTGGGGAAAATTATACGTTCTTTACAATTACTGAAAATGAAGTTGGATTAGGTGGAAGTGTTGTTATTTACGGCACCCCAGTAAATAATTATGGAATTACTTCTTCTGATGCTACTACCAACAAAGTAGGTAAGGCTCTACATATGTCAGATAACATCTCTTCTTTTGGAGATGACGTAATCAAGTTATATTCCACATCAGCCGACTATGTAAATGGTAACAGTAACGCATTTGAAGGATTCCCAGTCGCATTTAAATATGTAAATGGCACTCTGAGTGGTAATAAACACTTAATCCCAGATAACCCGGGTACTAACAGAATAATTGCTGATAGTCCATTTGAGATTGGCACAGCGCCTAGCACGGACTTTAATGATTTGTTCTTAACTGGATTTATAACTTCAGGTGGGGACGTATATCACTTTTTTGACTTAATTGGTACTTCAAGACCCACTGAAGAAGTTCAACTAACAATTTCTTCGGATGGAAACCCAGCTGTAGTATCAATTACTAACTCAACATTTTTCAAAGGGATCACAGGGACTAATACTGACTACCTAGGAACACGTATAGAAATCAACGGAGTTGCATATTATGTAACTGCCTATAGTTACGCCGATACCAAAGTTACCATAGATCATGGCGCGACTGACCCAGCGACTCTGGTAGGTAATAAAGAATGTAAGATTTTTTATAACTTCTTATCATTCTCAAAATTTCCTTCATATGTTATAGATTCATCACAGAATAAAGTAGATAATCCTATATCCTTTAATGACTTTATAGACTTTAACTATGTCTATAGCACCGGATACCAATTTAGAAAAATTGATTCTGGGGCAGGTTTAGGAATTGCTGACTCTTTATATTTAAAAGATAGTACTAGTCCCACTCAAGTAAGTCCTTTTGCGGACGGATCTGAAATCCCTGCTCCACCCGCTCAAATTGTAACTCCTTTTGGATATGATAAGTCAGTATTTTCTTCTGACCCAGGACTAGGGGGTATTTGCTATCCCCCTTACGATACTCAAGATCTGCAACTATTAGCAATCACAGCTAGTACTTCTGAGATTACTTCTTCTACAGAAGGACAATATGACG